ATGTTTAATATTACATTCACAGTTAGAGAAATTTTAGAACAGGATTTATTTACCGAGTGGGAGATCAGTCATTTATTCCCCAATGAAAACAAGTATCAACTTTATTGCGTGGGCTGTGTGCTTTGCATCAATACATATGAGCCAGTTCTGGTTTATGAATGCTATGATCAGATGGTTAAACAACAATTGCTAAAATCATCCAAAAGGAGCCAACTTGCTGAAATGTTCTATTAAATGTCAGAAACAATACTGTAAACGAATTTCCCCGTACCCTGCACTGATTGTTTGCGATGCTTATGGATTAAAAAAGCAGTATGATTTTGACGATATTATGGATGTAAAATCTAACTAACCCCTCTCCCCCTATCTCTGCTTAAGCAGAGATATTTTTTATGCAAAAAGGAGCCCGCGCATTCGCAGTCTCCCATGTAGTGTAGTTGCTAAAGTAAATGTAATTTGGCGATTATGAGCCAGGTGAGGAGTCGAACCTCACATGCCGCATGATGACGGCCTTATTATCTTGGCGTTGTCCGCTTCGCCTTACTGGTTCACAGCTGTTAACAGCCCATTTCCTTAATTAAGTTTATTATACCATATGTATCCCGGCATAGCCGAGCTTGAATCATTATGCGTACATGATAATTATTGATGAGATTTTGCGCGTATAGCTAGGTAGAGAACACCAATTGGAGCAATAAATACAGCAAACATAAATAACAGTACGAATTTAATGAATTTCCATATGAGTACTACAGGAATTGGAAGGATTAACATATTGTTTCCCATCATTAAACCAGCAAAACTATCCCAAACAATTGCAGAAAATGGGAATAATAATGCACAAATAAACGTGTATATTGTTGGTCCAATGCCTAAATTAGCTGATTTGAAAACAAAGAAAATTATTGCTGCAATTATGTACGACTTAATTAAATATGATGGTTCCACTTCTTTAAAGACTTTTTTCACAAATTCCACAGTCCATCCCCCCTATAACTATTTATCTATTTTATCGGCTTTAATTTCTATTTATTAACATTTTTACTAATATGTACACCCGGTCACCCGGGTGGTGAAACTTATGTTATTTCGCTTTAAGTACAGCCTGCTCAATGAGCTGCGGAATCAGTGCTTCAATGTCGCCGATTGCGGACTTGCCAAGCTCAATCAATTCCGGTGCCTGAGCAATCACGGCTTTTACTGCGTCTTCTTTAACACTTGCTGCAAGCTCGGTCGTAAAGACTCCCTTTGCTTTGGCATCTGCAACCACACGCTGATTAAAGTCAGCTACGACTGTTTGAGCAATCGTACTCAGACCGTCAATAACTTTGTTGGCAATGTTCGCCTGCGATGTGCCGAGGTGTTTGTCCACTGCATCTTTAATTTTTGGGACAAATGCTGTGATCAAAGCGCCGATTCCTACAACCAATACAGACAAAACTGCAGTTAATGCTTGTACACCTAAATCCTGCACAATAATCATCCTTTCAATATTTGATTTTCTGACCAGGATAGATAAGGTCAGATTTCAAACTGTTCTCGCTTTTTAATTTGCTGACCGTAGTCTTCTTGATCTTAGCAATACACCACAATGAATCGCCTTTTTTGACAATGTACGGCTTCTTGGCTTCCTTTTTCCCGGATGATTTTTTGGCAACTGCTTTCGATAGTGCTGCAGCTGTTTTGGGACCATAGATTCCATCTGCAGTCAATCTGTGTACAAGCTGGAATCGTTTGACGGCATTAGCCGTTTTGTTACCGTAGATACCATCAATACCATGATTTCTCGCTGCCTTGTCCGGATAAAAGAATACAGATGCAAGTTTTTGCTGCACTGTTTTTACAGCTGATCCGCGGCTGCCGAGTTTAAGAACCTGCGATTTTTTCGAACTGTTTTTCTTCGCGGCTGTCGCTTTCGGCTTTTTCGCTGGCTTAATGCCCGCTTTTAGTTTTGCGACCAAAGCGAGATTTTGAGCAGCTGTACCCGTGTAATTCGTGATCCCGTAAGACTTCGCCAACTTCTCACGGGCAACATAACTCCAAGGTTCACTTTTGCTTTTCAAGTAGTTTACAAGACTGATAGACTTGATCTGTCCTACATAGCTGCTTGCGCCTTTCGTATACTTGCCGGCAAAGTCCTGACTAACATCAAAGTTCCGGCCGTTGATCTTTTCAGAACTGGTCCACTGCCAAGCGCCTTTTTTGCCGTTATGCCAAGACGGCTCCGCTGATCCATTATTGTATCGGGCAAGCCATGGATTTTTCACACTCAATTTGTCCGCGTCCAAGTGCGATTTATAAAAGCTTGAACCAGTGTAAAGATCCACCTGATAACCTTTGTCGCGCATCTCCTGCAGGAAGGTGTTTGTGTAGCTGGTCAGTGCTGATCGGCTTGCGGTTGCCAATTCCACGTCCGCCACGGCCATGCCATACGATGCCTTGAAACCGACGTTTTTTAGGCATGCCGCAAACCAGTCAGCTTCCGTCTTCGCGTCTGCCGTAGAAGTTAACCGTGCGAAGTGATAGGCGTGCACCTTCAACCCTGCAGCATGCGCATTGGCAATATTGACGCTTGCCGTGCGGTCAAGATAGTTGGATGCATCCGACACCTTAACTACCGCCGCTTTGTAGTCCCCCGCCTTGATCGTCTGATAAAAGCTGAGTGGCAAGCCCCCCTCATTATTCCAGTGGCTGATATCCACAAAATCTTTGTCCGGTGTAGCCGCGTTCACAGGCAGACAAAAAGAAAACGCCAGTGCTACGGTCAGCACCAGCGTGATCACATATCTGATCTTCTTCACTGTTTCTTCTCTCCCTTCTTATTTTCTCCCCGAAGCTGCGTAAACGCCTCGGAAATCTTCTGGGGCAAAGGTACGCCCATATGCCCCAGGTTCTCCGTAAAACTTATGCCCTCGGTACCGATCAAGAACATCAGCATCGCGTTGCGCATAAACGTTCCGGATCCGGACGCCATGTCAAGCATGTGCGCCACGACCACGGCCATAATCATTCCGGATTTTTTCATGATTCCACGCCAAGCCACATATGAAGAAACGGTGCGCATGTAGTACGCTGCCATGACCCCGCTGATGTAGTCAGTGCCCATCATAACGCCAAAAGCAATGACCAAATTATCCAGCCCACCCAACAAAAAAGCAGCCACCGAATAGGTGCTGCCAAGTACTGCTGTCCATAATGTATCTGTATTGTGTTGCATCGAAAGACTCCTTTCGGGGCATCGCCTCCCCCATCAGTAAAATTGTTCCGCTTATTGATTCTTAGCCTTCGACTCTTTAGGTGCTATGAGTTTTGCTTCTAATTGCGCGTTTTTCTTCATCAGTTCCTCAATCTGTTCACTCGCGCCGGAAACAATCGCGGACAACCGCGCCTTCTCGACTTCGGATGTTGCAATTTGATTTGCAAGTGCCTGAATCTGGGTATTTACGTCATAATTAATTTTTGCCACTTAAACCATCCCTTTTCTATTTAAAAAATCATGCGGCTTGTTCGAGCGTTTCAAGCCGTTTGTTTAGCGCTTTTACTGCGAGCATTAACTCGCCAATGATCGAATCATCTTTCTTTTCCTGCATATTATTCGTGATGAAATCTTTACATGCCTTATATTGTGCCTGATTCCTGTCATCAATGATTAGCCCGACATGCTTTTCGTTGTCGCCTATAAAATTATAGCGAACAACATCTGTATTCAGAATATTCTCAAGCGCTTGCTCCGGCTCGATTGGCTCAAAATTCTCTTTTAATTTCCATTGTGACGACTGAGTCAAACTGCGAACCGTCAAATCGGTTTTATTACCATTTGCATCTGTGATGTACATTCTGCCACCATCATTAAGTTTAATTGAGTGATAGCCTAATTGCATATTGTAAGCTTCAACAGTACCTCTGGCACGTACATACCCAGTTCGCGCATTCACAGAAAAGGCAGGCTGCCATTGTGGCGTATTTTGATTTGGACACGTACAATTGACGCTGAATCCGTTCCACGTATCGATGTTCACGTTGTTCCGACCGCCCAAATCGCCACGGTCTTCGCCGTCACCTGCGAGTTTGTTATTATCCTCTCCACCCGGAGCGCTAGAAAGCTTAAAAGAAGGTGCACTCATGTGGTCGTTACTGCTTATTTTCCCACCTTCTACGGCAAGATCTCCGCCTGTAAGCGTTAAATCCCCAACTGCCGCTACATATGATAGTGAATTTCCTAAGCTATCATTTTGACCAATATCTAATAAAGATGGTTCTATCAATGCATGGTATCCGCCTGCACCACTACTTTCTAAACTTAAAACTGCTCCTGTTAGCATACTTGCACACATTGAAACATCACCCGATGGATCGGAACGATCTTTGAATGAAAAACCTATGGCATCGGCAGACATTATAGCTGCCGGGATGGACGGATCATCCGCCGAGGCAATTGAAAACGGAGCCGATGATGACGGTTCAATCGTAACGGTCGCATTATGATCCCCATGTATCGTCTTTCCGGTTGCCGCAAACCTCCCCGTCATGTTCAAGTTACCATTTGTATCAACTTGAAACTTCGTCGCTCCACCAGCTGAGATTTTGAAGCCGTTCGAGCTGTCCACCTGCACGGTCGTATTGTTTGCGACAGCTTTCAGCCCGTTATCGTCAATCGTTACACCTTTGTAGGAATGCGCGTATTGTAACTGATCTTCTGGTGCCGGTGACCAACCTGTATCCTTATCCCCTTCTTTGATACTGAGTTTAGATATAGTCACCAACCCATTCAAGCCATCTAGCCGGATTGAAAGATTGTCGGCGATGCCTGAACTAGGTTGATTGGTTGTGAACGAGTAATGCTTTTTAGTTGTGCTTGCCTGAATACCATTAGCTCCTAATGAACCCCAAGGAGTATTAGACCATTGCATTGTGAAGTGTCCACTATTTGTCGTACAAATAGCATCAAAAGATATAGTTACTCTTTTACCTGCTATTTTTGATGGATAATCACAGGGATATAAATTCCCAGTTTGATTAGAGGCTCCAGTCCCAGATTTTGTTTTTGGTGTAGCGGTGCCTATAACTAAGTTTGTTCCGCTAACTTTTAAATCTCCGACCGCCGTACCTGCCGCATTCGCCGCATCATTTTTCCACGTCTGCGTAACTTGCGAATCAAGAGACGCGAGAACGATCTTTTGTAATTGCCAATCGCTCGGGTCGTATGCCCCTGTCGCCCGTGAGCGGATACAATAATTGGTCGAACCTAGTTGTGTCCACGTGTCGCCCACGTCGTACGGCGTTGTGGGTGTACTTGTAAAGTTTCGCTTCTTCGATGCATCGTAGAGCCGTGCCCACTGGTAATCAGCATAATTACTCGATTCAGTGGCACTCGATCGGTTGTACGCAAGTCCGATATACTGTTTTCCCGTGGGATTATCAGACATCCCCGAAGTCGGCGTATCGGCATATTTGATCCATGTATAAACGGGTGGTCCTACTGGTCCTTGGCTTCCTGTCGGACCGGTTGCGCCTGTCTGACCCGTGGGTCCTGGCACGCCTTGCGGGCCTTGAAATTTTGACCATTGATAGTCAGAAGCATTCGTCGATTCGGTGGCAGTCGATTTATTATAGGCAATCCCGATATAGGTCTTTCCTGACGGATCATCACTCATGTTCGCGCCGCTTGAGCTCGTTGCGTATTTGATCCAGGTGAACGTTGGTTTCCCATCAGCTCCCTTTGGACCCTGTACGCCTTGTGGTCCGGTTGCCCCGGTGTCACCTTTCGGTCCTGAAGGTCCTTGAATCTTCACCCATGTGTAGTTCGTCGGGTCAGTCGAGTCTGCACTTGTGTAATCGGTGTACGTGCCGATATACGTTTTGTTTGTCGCGTCCGTTGTTGAAAATCCACTGGTTCCGGTTGAGTTCGTCGCATAGGCAGTATGAAAATAGGGCGTTTTTCCATCCGCTCCCTTTGGACCCTGTACGCCCTGAGCTCCATCCGCTCCTTTAATCAGCGACCAATTATAACTTGCTGGATTGGTACTATCCGCAGACGTATGGTCAGAGTAGAACCCAATATAGGCTTTACCTCCGGGCGATTGAGAAAATCCACCTCCGGATGCATTATCAGCGTAGGCGATATGACTGTACGCAGTCTGTCCATCTGCGCCTTTCGGTCCAGCAATCCCTTGTTCACCTTTCTCGCCTTGAAGTCCTTGTAAACCCTGCGGACCATCTTCGCCTTTAGGCCCTTGGAACTTCACCCACTGATAATCAGCCGGGTTTGTGCTGTCGAATTCCAAGAAATCGACGTATGTCCCGATATAGGTTTTATCCTGTGGGTCTTGTGAGAAGCCTTCTCCGGACGCGTTATCAGCGTAGGCGATATGAATGTAGGAAGACTGTCCATCCGAGCCAGCTGGACCCGGTTCACCGCGCTCGCCCTTCGTCTGAATAGGGTTCCACCGCGAGCCGTCCCACTGCTTCATCTCCCCTGTATCAGTATCCAGCCAAATGCTATTGATCGCTGGATTCTTTGGCGCGTCAGAGCCGCGAAACAATCCGGCTTTTAAGGCGAGGTCAAGGGCGTTTCGTGTAAACACGACATCCGCCCGTCCCATTTCATTGGCCATTTATCTCATCTCCTCTCAATAACTGAACTCCCGATCACTACCTGCCCCGAATCGGGTGACGTACACCTTCCTGATCCCCGGATCGATCGTGTACACGTCCCAAGCATCTTCTTGCAGCGACGGAAAAGGACGGTCAGGCATTTTCCCTGGATAGTCATTTCTCGCAAGACAATCGAGTGTCTGGATCAATGTGACGCCGTTTTCTGTCCACTTACCATCGTAGTGCCCGTGACCGTGAATGTCGGCAATGACGGTATGCGGCCGCCCACTAAAGTCCACGGATACAGTCGCCGCGTAATCGGAGACGGTGCCCGAACCCGAAAAAGAAGTCCCATTTTTAAACGCATTGATCAGTCCGCGCACGAGATTGAAGTTAATATTTTTATAATTCGCGTCAAGGCTTTGCGCGTAGCGTGTATGCGAAAACAACAAAACCGAATAGCTATCATCAGGCACCTGTAAGGCGACATTTGCCAGCCAATCAAGTTGGTCCTGCATAACCGCCGCCGTGTGCTGTGTTACATATTTATTGGTTCCGTCGCTATTTTGCGTGTAAGGATTTTCAAAAACATTAAGGCAGATCACGCGCAATTTTTTATCGGGAAAGTCCATCAATCCATACAATCGGTTTTCAAATCCGTCATGCATTTTAAAATCTTTGCCGATAAACGCTTTTAAAAGGTTGTACCGTTCATCGGGCAGTATAACGTCCTCGAAGCGGTTGCCGTCGTGGCTCTGTGCATATAAACTCGCATCGTCATGATTCCCATTCAAGAAAAAAATGGGAGCATTGCACTGTCGTGCCAAATTTCCCGCGGCTTCAAGCTGATCATCAAGCACTTGGTTTTTCGGTGCGTCTCCATCGGTTAAATCGCCACCATGTACAACAAGATCAATCGGCGCTTTTTGAGTCAGATAAGCAACATTTCGAAGGTGATCGATCCCTCGAATGGTGATTGTCGGATTGCTAAACCCGCCAGAAGCAATGTGCGAGTCGGTAACAAATAGAATGGACGTCGTTCGGTCGTTGCGCGCCCGTGCGAGTTTATCGACCAGTGCATCAAGCCCCGTTTGAAAATATACAGGCCGCGAAATAGACGTCCCACTACTGTTAAAGGCGCAGCGAATCGTACACCCAGCGACTGAGACATCTACCGTAATCACGTTGCCGGCGCCTACATGATCGGCTTCCCACGTAGCATCGTGGCTACCATCCGCATTGATTTTCTGCCAAACGAATTGACTCGGGTCAAGCGTATACGTTACTTCTTGTTTGCCTTGATAGGCGCGCACGATCAAGCGTTTTTGCTCAAGCGTCGAATGGAAGTCGAATCCATCAGGCGTGAAGATAACGAAATTGGGCGCTTGAGCTTCACGCGCGGCACGATTCGCGGCACTTGCCATATTCGTGAGCCGTTCAATGTCATTCGGCGTAACGGCTTTCAGCTCGATAAACTCACCAAGAACAACCTGCCCCGCATCAGGTTGGGCTTCAGACTCCGTTCTTTGAATCACACGTGCTGAAATGGTTAACATCGGCGACATCTCAAAATCTACTACCCGAACACCATCCCCAAGACTTGCGTTTAAATTGGCCACATCAACCGTATAAATATACTTGGGGTGATTATAATAGGCGAGCTGTTCGCGTCCCCATGCCAAGAGACCGGATGGGTTTAGGATGTTTGTATTTTGGACATAGCCTTCCAAATATTTATCAGACGCCCCATTATAGAGATCATTGGCATCCTCATCCGTGATAAAATCCTTACCACCGTTGACCGGTGCGATGGATACCGGAGCGTTTTCTCCACTTGATGTACCACCGTATACGTGCAGCATCGTGTAGAGCGTGTCGTCGCCACCTTGACGCGTGATGCCCGTCATATTTCGGCTATATTCGATGCGTTCGCCACTATCGTCACCCAAATGATCCACAATATCGATATATTTGCCAATGACTTGCCCGTTGTAGACTTTAACGTACGCACGAATCTCAACCCCATAATCGGCATTCAGCTGTTGTAATATGGACTGAGCAGTCGACCCAAGCTGGAATTCCTCAGTCTTTGTTCCGCCAGAGTAAGTGTTTAAACCGATTGTCCACCCAGAGCGCTGCAGGCAATACGAAAATGCTTGCTGGCTTGTCGCATTGGTCAACGTTCCTGCTGTCACCGTTGTGTGTGCTAAATCCCATATGGAAAGATTAACCGCCTGAATCTGTTTGACATGGACACCGCTGGGAAGTAGCACATCTGCCCAGCTGTTTATGCGAAAACAATACCACTGCCCATCAGAGCCTTGATGCAACAGATGATAACCCTCAGCCATCATGTCGGACTCCGGATAACCATACGGGACACTCATCTGCAGCGTTTGATTCCAAAGTTTCCCACTGTCATCAGCAATCTGCGTCGTGATTAAATCATTATAAAAACGGCACCCTCTGCCATCTAAGCGAAGTGTGCCGCAAACCTTTAACCCTTTATCAAGTACCAGATACATTTTTCATCACATCCTTGACGGTCGATAGTCGATGTACCAATCGGCGTCATTGACATCAGGCTCAAATCCATAAGTATTTGGTACACCGCCCTGCATCTTTGGCCAGTTGCTACCGATGTAAAAGCGATCCATAAATAGGGCGGTATTTTTATAAACATGTCCGTCCTCACAATTTATCTTTATCTCGTCCCCAGCACGGGCAATGACTGTTGGCGCAGCCTGTGCCCCATTTCCGCCATTGACAATGTTGTTTACCCGAATATCGGTAATGCCAAGACCATTGGGGGTGTAGTGTTTCGGCGGATCAGTCGTATCCTCTGTAATATCCCATTTTGCAGCATAGAGCGCAATGCCAGATAATGCGGCTGAAAACTGATTCTGCGTATCCGTATAGGTTGCAACAATCGGCTTTGGCCAGCTGGGATTGCTCTTGTCGTCCAGCTTCATAATCTCGCAGCGAAACTTATTACCGATCTTTTGGATCTCAATATAACCATAAAAATCAGTAAATGTGCCCGTTGATAAGTCCTCCGTACGATTAACTGTTTTCCATAGCTGCTCCGTTTTTTTCTTGCCTTTTACCGTAACGGTTTTTGTCCCGTTTTTGGTTTTTAGTTTAATCGTCTCTGGCCTCTTTTTATAGACCGAGCCTGAAGATTGATAGAGGTTATGATAAGCTCCAGCATTATAATCACCAATTTGCGCTTGAGCGATCACCTCTTCCGAATTACCGGGATCTTTCAACATGACTTTTCCAATCCGTTTCCCTTTTGCATCGAGCAAATAAGCTTCTACTTTTCCCTCAGCGCGTGGGTAATATTGATTATTATAGAAACGGACACGAATCCGGTAATCATTGCAGGATTGTGTCAGCATGCGCTGCATGCATGGACCATGCCATTTGCCGGCAACAGGTGCCCCAAAATCTGCAGATCCATTCGTCAGCGCCACTTTAAACGATTCGGTTGTGCTCCGAAAAGAACTTTGTATGACCCCGGTCTCCACGTTAAACGTTGGATTCGTGACCGTAGTCCATGGTGCCAGTGTGTTGCAGTCATCATGCAGGATCAGTGGCTCATTATCGATCGGGCTATTTCCGATATCCGGATCCACATCAGCACCAATATAGGCATAGTTTCCCTCTTGATCTGTAACCGCAATTTTTGTGACATCCTTTTTAGGGATGCAAGTAAAAATCGGAAACGCTTCGCCTGTGCCCTGTGGAGTAAAGGTCTTTGGGTTTGTATCAACATTGATCGCTGTTTGTTCTCCATAGGCTCTAGGATCAGAACAGACAAAAGTCAAAGTAACTTGTGCTAAAGATGAATACGGACGGGTAGGCATTGGCAAATTAGTAAAATGTCCGTAATACGTATAATCTGGCTCATCATAAAAAACCATCGGAAACTCGCGGTCACCTATTTGCATAAATAACTCGGCTAAATCATGATACTTTTGAATCAATTTTTGGACGGAATCAGCTGAAATGGTGATATCAACGTCAATCGTTTTTGAAGAATACGAGTTTCCTTGAAATAGGTTACCAATCATTCCGGGTATCTCCTGAACATTTTCAGATATCGTTGGTCCTAATGGTCGGCGAATATCGTTAACAATTAAATCAAGATCGTCCCCGCTGAATAACCCACAAAAATTAAACCATAGCTCATCCATTCATCAGCACCCCTCGAGCAAGATTATCGATCCGTGTTTTTTGATTACTTATTTTCTTATTTGCGTTATAGATTTGCTGTTCCGTAATTCCTGTAGGTTTAGAATCAACAAGATCCATGAACTCTTTCATTAGCTGATTACTTTGCAATAAGATACTGGCAATCTGGTCCATATTTGATGTTACATCCTTATCGACTCCACGACTGATGCTGCCCCCATAGTAACCAAGCACTTGCTCCATAAGCTGCAGTGTCCGATTTTTGTTCTCAACCGGAAGGATCACTTCGGCTTTGTCACCTTCTGAAATCTCTGCCAAGGTGTGCATAAAGTTCCAACCGCCGTTTGCGTAACCATGTCCCTTACCAAGTGCTGAGAGCGATGATCCATAGCGATTCTTGGCATAATTTAATGCAGCAAGCAGGTTGTCAAAACCATTGAATATGTTCCCATGGCCGGGAAACTTATAGGCATTGAACGTTGCTGAAATGGTCTGCATTAGCCCTTTGGCAAGGTCGCCTTTGATCGTGTTGATATCCATATAACCATGTTGCACGGCTTTTGAATTGCCACCGGATTCAGTCTGCATTTGCCGCAACACTTTGTTGACCATCGAACCACTCGTGCTTAGTCCATTCATTGCCAGTGCTCTAATGACGGATGAACGCCAACGCTCGACACCAGCGCCTGGGGGATCCGCTGACGATCCAAAATCTTTCAGCTTATCCGTTATCCCTTTAAACATGTTCTTTGGTAACTGAACGGACAGCCCGTGAATTGCTGGCCAGTCAGACAAATTCTTTTGAAAGCTACCCAATCCAACTTTGTCAGAGATCCAGTTAACCAACTTCTTAGGAGCTGAAAAAACCATATCAGACGCCCATGATACACCGTCTTTGACTTTGTCCCAAAGACCAGAAAAGAAGTCCCCGATACCTGAAGCATAGCCCTTAATGCCAAGAGCACTCAGCAGATCAACTGACTTTCTATGCGGTAGAATTGATGTCCCCTTGGGAAGGTACCGCATTTCCGGTCCTTCTTTGCCGACCACATAAACCCCTTGATCTGGCGAATGTGCAAGTTCGAAGCCTTCCTCACCCGTTAACGCAACCTCATCCTTCTGCGTACCCTTCGTTCCTTTTGCATATCCAGGTGGCTTCCACGTTGGGAGTTTATGGCTCTTAATACCGATTTTAGAGAAAAGTCCATTGAAGAATCCTGAAATATTGTTAATAACATGGGCAAATGAACCTCTAAACTTATCCCATTTGCTCAATACCTTGCCGGTCTCCCAATCGACCTGGTCACGGTGCCCATGTGCCTGTTTCTTCGCTTGATCAACAACTTTTTCATGCATATCTTTTGCATGTCCAACCGTTTTATCTTTCTGTTTTTTGGCAGAACTAATCGTTTTGTCACGCTGATCAGCCGCTGCCTTAACTACGGCATCATGCTGTTTTTTTGAGATGTTATGCAGCGCATAATACTGTTGATCTGCCCATTTCTTCGCCGAATTGTATTGGCTATTCGCGTGTTTTTTTACCTTTTCATACTGGTCTTTAGCGTTGCCAACTGTTTTGTCACGCTGCTTCTTCGAATTTTGGACAACTGCCGCTGCCTGTTCTGCAGTCAAACTGCTGGCATGGTCTTTCAACTTGCCAAGGATGATCTCTTGTTGTTTTTGAGACTTAGACATTGACTCAGCTGCATAAGTGTTCATTTTATTCTGTAGCTTATTGATCTTTTCTTGTTCAGCTGCAGTTATGGATCGGTGGTTTTTGGCGGCGTTTTTGTAGATCTTTTCAATTTGTCCTTCAATTTCCTTGACCGCATCCTGCTTTTTCTTTGTACCGGATTCAGCATCTTTTTTGATCTGGTTATACTCTTTTTTGTTTGCTTTTTTGAGAGCAGACAAAGCCTCTTCTGATTTTTTGTCCATCCGTTCAAAATGCCCGATGACCTGATCAGCCATTTGTTTGTATGGCTTAACCAAACCAGCAACGTCTTGCTTACCGACCTTTTTCCCGGTAATAACCAACTCTTCAAGTTTCTTTTGTGCCTGGTCTGATAGCTTCACATAACCATTAAGAGCGGTTTGTGTTGCCTTATCGACACTCTTGCCCCAGTTAATCGTGGAGTCGATCATTGGTTTAAAGTATGACTGAACCTTGTGAACAGCTCCCCAGAAGTTGTTTTTAAGAGAGTCCGCTGTCTTATCCACCCAATCATGGAATGGTTTGATATACTTGTAAGCTGCCATAAGTCCAGCTGTAAGTGCTGCAAGTCCCATAACAACCCATCCGACCGGTCCGCTAAGGATACCTAACGCTGTAGCTGCAGCTCCAGAACCACCAGCAAGGCTACCCGCTGCCGCACCGCCAACCGTTGCCACTCTACTAAAGGAAAGAATGCTTCTTCCTGCTTTTATAATTTCAGGGAGGAAGTTCATTGCGATTCCAGTGACCATACCCCATTTACCGCCGAACAGAGCAAGTCCAGTGCTCGCCAATCCAAGAACACCATGTAGAGCCTTAACTTTTCCGCTTGCTTTGCCAACGCCTGCACCTGCTGTATCCATTGCGGTTCCTGCTGCAGCTGCACTAGCGCCAAAAGTCTGCGCGGATTTGCTGCTTAATGCAGCTTGCGTTCTAAACTTAGATAGCAGCAAGGTTAAAGCGCCAAGACTTTTAATGGCGCTGCCGATGCCCATAGCCACAAAGCCCATTGTGGTAACGATGCCAAGCAGCACTGCTGTTAAACCGACACAGATGGCGATAAAACGTTGAACTGGTTCAGGAAGGGAGTTAAACCAGTCAACTGCTTTTTGCACGGCTACTGTGATAGCTTGCAAAGCTGGGATCATATTATTTCCGATTGAGATACTAGCGGTTTCAATGGATCCTCTTAGCTGTTCCAATGTTCCTTTAAAGTTGTCCAGCTTCTGTTTTGCAACGTCAGCCGCCTTGATTTTATCCATGCTAGCAGCCATTTTATCGATTCCTTGCGCACCGGCTTCATATAAAACATTTCCGGCACGGACAGCGTCACTGCCAAACATTATTTCTAATGCTGCTTGCCGCTGTGCATCTGTCATGCCTTCCAATGACGTTTTTAAGATTCCGGAAATATCAGACAGGCTCTTAAAATGACCATGCGCATCAATGAATTGATTGTTCCCATCTTTCGTAATGATACCCAGCCTCTTAAACTCTTCGGTTTGCGCTTTCGTCTGTGGCTGAAGATTTTGAAGCATAGTTTTTAACGAAGTACCTGCGTCTGAACCCTTAATACCAGCTTGTGCCATCTGAGCAAGTGCCACAGTCGTATCTTTAAACGACCAACCAACACCAGAAGCGACAGCAGATACCTGTTGCAATCCATAGTTTAACTCACCAACATCAGTTGCACTTGCGTTTGCCGCTCCTGCTAGAATATCAGCAGCTTTGGCGACAGATATATTGTCTTTACGGAATGCATTTAATGCCGTCGAAGCGATCTCCGCTGCATCTTTTAAACTGATTTGCCCTGCAGTCGCAAGATTAAGTGCACCTGTCAAAGCACCATGCATGACATCAGAAACAGATACGCCCGCTTTGAGCAATTCACCTTCTGCTTCTGCCGCTTCTGTCGCCGAATATTTTGTCTTGCTCCCCTGCACGATTGCCAGATTTTCCAGTGACTTGCTATATTTATTGACTTCTTCCGGATCCATAACGGACTTCGTGTTAGACATGGCTTGTCCAAAATCAGCGGCTTTCTTAGTGGTATAAATGAGCCCACCGCCGATGATCGCTGTCGCAATGCCAAACGTTCGACCGACTGTTTCGCCAGAATCTTCAATGGCTTGATATTTTTTTCTAGCGTCATTCAGTCGCGTGTTCATGCGTTCCCAGAGTGTGGTTTGCGAAGCGATTTTGTCATTACTTTTTCTTAACGAGCCCTCGACCTTATTAATACCATCTGATGCACGGTCCATGGCATTTTTAAGGTCTTTGGTATCGCTTTCCATGCCACTGATTTTATCTCGTGACTTCTGCACGGATTCTTGTAGCTGCTTCATAGACTGATCGCTAACTTTTCCAGTCTCTTTCAATTCACGTTGGGCTTTTTCAATTGCATTGTTTAATCCCTTGAATTCGCCTTGATCGCCCGTTTTCTTAAGCTCGGCTTGCAACTTGCTCAAAGTTGAGCGCAAGCCTTGAAATGCCTGATTTGACTTCTGCGACGCTTCCTCGCTCGATTGTCCAATCCCCTGCAACGCCTGCCGAATCGTTCGAATACCCGCTGTCATACTACCAAATGTCGCTGTGAAATTAGCGCGCAGTTCTTCAATCGTTCCCATGTGGTTTTCCCCCTCCCTTCTGTTTAGATTTCAATCGTTCGAGCATTTCGAAATTCCATTTCTGTTCGACCTTTGGGCGATCATCGACTTCACGCGGCATTAACGATTGCCGAAATTCTTCTCGTTTGTCAGGATCCGCATAAGGCGATGCCATACATTGCGAAATGAACGCAAAATAACGCTCGTATTCGTGCTCACGGGCGCTTACTTTGTCTTTTTTTATTTCCAGTTCAAGGTACTTAAAAAGCTCCACCATCGGTGTGATCAGGACTTCTGATCGACCGCCAAGCAATGGAGCCAAGCGATATATAATTGCTTCTTTTAAGCTTGTGTCACTTCTGGTTCGCTTTCTGTTTCCTTCGGCGCTGGAGCCAGCTTGTTGACGAGTGACTTCAATTTGATCTTGCTCTTGGTTAGCGCCAAGGACTTTTTTGCTCGATTCATCAGCTTCTCAATGTCGTTCTCGGTAATGACCGCATCGTAAACGTCCATGATCGTCGTCATGGTCTGCTTGTTTAATGCTTCTGAATTAATTCCACTGACTACACTAAGCAAATTGATCGCCTTTTCAGGCATACGGACGGCAAGAACATCAAACGAGTTAATGATGCCAATGACAAAATCTTGATCGAGGTTCTTACCTGGTATGTCATCACCAGCGCCAACATAATTCAGCAGATCAATAAGCCCTTCATCGCCTTTTAATTCTTTCAGGATGTCATTGACGACTTTCATCATGCCAATGTATTGGTCAAGTCTAATTTCCTCTATTTCATGGTTTTCTGTTTTAACATTTCCTGTTTCATCTTTAATTTTTAGTTGAATAATTGTGGCCATGAGTTTTCCTCCATGATGTTAAATAATATAAGACCCCCGAAGGGATCTCAAAATCAAGGTGTTACTGCATTTGGATCATTAGGTCCAATGTAAAAATAGTTGCCCGGTTTCGTAGGATCAAATCCGTCACGCGGCATCATATTAAGTGTGATTTGTCGGTTGGATTGATTCTGATCCCACTGCTTTTGGAAATCGCCATCGGCTGCTACTTTATAAAGGACGATATCCAGCGAATGGTCATCATCTGGTAGTTGACGTGGATGAATAGTGACCTTTTTCCCCTTGCTCCGGAGTGATGTACCGATTTTCGAATCCATTAATCCAACGGTTTCTCCGCCATCGGTCGATGTAATAGGTTCAGTACCAGCCAAAGCCAGCCCTAGGATCTTCAAGTCTTCTTGAGCAGCAGTAACTTGAACATGCCCTTGGTACCCAGTCAAACGTCGGTCAAGAGGCGATGATCCAAAATCAATGCTTGTGATATCCGCCCATTGCGGCTGAAACTGAACTTCTCCACCGGCGGCTTGAAGATATTTCTTGCCGTCAAATGAGATAGCGTCTGTTCCTTCTCCTACCGTCACAGTCGATGGTCCGAAGGGAATGCTTTGTGTCAAATCGTCTGCCATTTATGAAACCTCCCTAATAGTTGCCCTGAAATTAACAGACCACTGCATCAAACCGGCATCATCAACACCGACCCGCAGTGGTTCGCTCAGAGCTTGTAATAGATAAAGATAATAGTTGTTTGTGACTGTCTGTCCTTTGATCGTTTTGCTGATTACCACATTTTGATCGTGCATCTTGTGGAAATGATCGAACACCTGACGCGCTGCATACTCCGCAAACGCCCAGTCAGACGACCGGATGAACACCATGTATTCCGGTTGGTGGAAGTTCGGATCATAAAGATCCGGTGATCCACTTGATTCCGAATATACGGTTCCGGTGTTGTCAGCCGCTGAATAATTATCAATGGTCCAAGTCAGTCCAGTGATTAACGGCTTAATTTCGTGCATTAAAAAACTCTGGATCATGATCCATCACCCTCCAGAGTGCGATGCAGGACGCGTTCATTGGTCTCATGATACTCTTTGTCTGTCGCATTAATTGCATTATGCAAATACTTGCGGCCGGGTATTTGACCGCGCCAATTTTGCTTGCTTCGCGTGATCTGACCGCGACCATCCACATAAAAGTCTGGGAACTTTGATCCGTTGTCGTACTTTGGAAATGTTCCTTTTCGATACGGTTCTTCATGCCGCCGTAATGCATATTTTGAATTTGAGCCAACGGCCATTTCCACGGATTCGCCTTTGATTGATGCTTTATCGGTCGTGATGCTCGCTTCCAAGTCGCCGTTATCATGCGGAGCCAGTGCCTTGGCTCCCTCTTCAACCAACAAACCGTACTTCATATACTCAGCAACCAAGTTCTTTTTTAAATCGGTTTCCATACGGTCAAATTTAGCAATCAATTGATCAAGTCCATCCCACTTGATGCTAAATTCGTCATTCGACATATGCCGTCCGGAAATAGACACGGTTTCCCGCGAGATTCAAAGTCTCGTTGATCGAAATGATCTTCCCTTTTTGTAGTGCGGCACCTGTTGGATGGTATTCAGCGCCGTCCCCTTCGCCAATAGTGACATCAGGGGAAAAATCAATCTCTAATACACACTTATGTTGCTGGCCATCTCTCGCTTGAATGAACTTCGTGGACTGTCGAATTCGAGCCTGTTTGATAGGACGATCCACTGTTAATGGATTGCCGTAATCATCAGTCATCGGCTCGCCATTCTCATCAACCTGCGGACGTTTGAGAGTCAGGACACCGTCAGCTAGCTTTGGCATTGGTGGTCTCATATCAACTCACCCACGCTTGCCTTGCGTCCGCCAATCAGTTGCTGCACATCTGGGCAGATCGGATCATAAGTAGCAGTTTCACCGCCGCGCCCCTCGAACGTCATGGAAACATCCTTTGCAGACGCTGCGGTCACTCCATGCCGGCGTAGCTTGGCATATTCCTCACTCTCGCCCTCAAGCATGTAATTCACCTGTAGGGAGACAATGCGGTCGGTCAGAAGTGATTCTCTGAACTTATCTTTCAGCAGTTCAGTCGCTTCAAAAACGATTGATTGACGACCGTCCGGATCCAGTGCTTTATACAGATCTGCAAAGTGCATCTTATTTAAATACTGATCCACGGAAGTAAAATCCATGGTTATCACCTGCCTTTATCAGGCTTTTGATTCTTTTGGCGCTGCCTTTTTAGTCTTTTCTTCAGGTACCGCTTTTACCTTATCGCCAAGATTTTTCGCCTGTTCGTCTGTCAATTCCACGGTTTCACCCGGTTTAACAATCTTCCCTTTATCCGCCAAATAAGCGGATGCGATGTATTTTGCCATCGCATATCACTCTCCTCAATTTTCATTCAGAATCAAACACCCATCGTAACAATAGCCTGCGGTTTCTGCAGTGCCGGGAAAGCCGTTTCACCAACACGAACAGATTCCTGCGGTGGATCATCCTCAATCTTCGGCTTCACGAACTTGCCGGACTGGAAGTTCTTTTCTGCCGTAGGCCCGATCATGGTGAATCCAAGATCTTCGCCAAGAAGTACGAATTTGTTATCTTCGAGCAATGCTACATCACCGGTTCCGTAGAGGTTCAGAACATCGTCGTTGATCTCATAAGGCGGCAGACCGAGCGAAGAGAACACATTCGCAAGGTCTTGCTTGGTTAGCAATCGTTTATCAGTTGGATTCCCATAAACTTGATATTTTATTTGATCATTTTTGAGCAGCAGTGCTTCAGTTGCACTGGTTAGGTGCATCACGACTGGCTTTTTGCGCTGGTTCTCGCTTTTGAATTGATTAACCGCAGCCGTAATGTCATCCAACGGTGACGCCTCCTGCACTTCGCTCCAAGGTGTAGTCGAAGACAGCTTGTTTTCTTCCGGAACTTCAAAATCGACATGGATATGAATATCATTGTCTGTGTCGTCGTACTGCAGAACTCCCTTATAAAGCGCCTGAGCACGTAAGAACTCTTCCACATCGTCCACACCTGCGATCAGATCATCTGTGTTCTGATAAACATAATCTATCGCCTGCCGCTTTTCTTCATCGTTACGCGGTGCGTTGAACTTCAAAATCTGTCGTTCGTCCAAACGGAACATGTGCTGAATCTTGGCTACAGAACCGTAAGCTTTCTGCAGCTCCTTCGTATCGCGGAGCGGTGCCGATGCACTGAATCCAGTGATTGACGCAGCCTGTGCGTATTTCCCTGTAATGACGTTGTAAGTAAAGTCAATGTCGCTTGTTGTTCTCTGCGGCAAGAAGCGTCTCAGTAGATAAACCCTTGCCGGTGGTACGTTTTCCACGTAGCCTTGAAATTCTGCTCCTTGAAATTCATCAAGATGTAATGGCATATTTTCTCATCCTCCTAAATGTTCAAATTAAATATCGAATACGATGCGGCCGGCTGCCGCAGTCTTGAAGTTTGCGGTGACACCGGTGCACTTAGATTCCAGTGGGTGACCAGCTGCCAGAATACCAACGATAGGATTTTGGCCTTCATAAATCTTCACATCGTGCATCGTCAGTCCCGCACCAGCAACAGTTGCTTCTGTATCAGCTTTGAACGGATGATACAAACCATCCTCACCCTTATAAACAGCGGTACCAGCTTTGACATACTGCCCTGCAGTAAAGTCAGCTGCTGCGAGCGTTGCTCCACCTGTCTTCACTTCCATGCCCTGAGTGTTTCTCATGAATTCCTTTTGACCGTAAATCGTGTCAAAACGCGGTTGTAAGTTCATGGATTATTCCTCCTTTTTGTGCCGAGCAAGAGCGCGTGCCTTGCCCGATTCATATGGATCGTGTTTCATCTTCTTGTTTCCTTTTTGGCGAGAACCAGGTTTGTATGATGAACGCTTTTTCTTACTCTTCCGCTGCTCTTCGTCCTCGTCTTCATTATCATTAGCAAAAAGATCCGGGAACTCGTCTTCCAGCGCGTCAAACGCATCTTCGAGATCGTCCGGATCTATTTCACCGTCTTCATTCAGTTCGAGTTTGTCCAGGTCAATGAGTCGAGCGACTAGTTTTGGATTCTGACCATTATCAGCAGCGTATTCCTTAACAGACAACCGTTTCGCTTTGCGATCCAATTTCAGCTGCAGCTTAGCTGTTTTCGCATCGTCCTCGTCGTTACCTTCACCCTTCTTGTCATCCTGCTTCTCCTGTTCTTTGGCAAGCAGTTCTTTAGCTTTCTTGAGGTCAACGCCTTTCAAACGCTTATCGAACTTGTTCTTAAACAGCTGATTGAACTGCTTTTTGAGCTTCGGATCATCCTTGATCATCTGCTCAAGCGTTTGTTCCTCGTCCTGATCCTCATCATCTTCATCGTCACCGTCTTGATCATCCTGATCGTCATCATCGCCGCCTTCATCGTCGTCTCCATCTTCGCTAGCAAAGAACTGGAGATTCAGCTTGTGCGGCAGTTTATCTGCTTTATGGGAAGCAGGCACCCGAAAAATAGCAACGATCATTCTGATCCATGTTTTTAGTAATGCGATCATCTTACTTCCTCCTCTGCTCTAGGTTGCAGGCACCGTATCTCATGCAGCTTTTAATGTCATCAGCACGGTTTGGACAAAATAAATAAGCCTGTTTAACGTCCGTGCTTAGGACGAGATTTGATAGGATCACCATTCCCTTTCTGCCATATCGGCATGAAAAAAGCACCCCATGATTGGGATGCTCTTCGCTCAAATCTTTTATTTTGGAGCGGAATAGGTCACTTTGACAATTTCACTCTTTTTTACAGTTCTTTGAGGATACCTTCCATCATCATCAGAAGTTCCGCTCTCCAGTAGGAAAGCAGGATCCGGATTACCTTGAAAGACCTCAAGTACGGTACCTTCAAAACCATCCTTCAATCTGACAACATCAAATTCTTTAACTGTCACTCTACTTTCCTCGCTTTCTATTGGATTTTTTCTCATCGATAATGAAAGCAGAAACTAATCGTGTTTCTTCATTGTCTTTAAACCATGCGGTTAACACTGGTGCCGTACGTCCATTAGGACCCGTCAATTCCATGATAGCCTCATAGCCGTCACCATAACCATTGTTTCCTTTAAAAGTCGCTTTTGTTGTTGGAAGGTGATCTTTGATATTTTGGATCAGTTCATCCTTATTAGTTAAATTATACCCCAATACGTGATCAAATGCCTCAGCTTTTGGCCCGCCTTCAGGATGAGCATTATTTAAGATATATTTTTCAAACTTGGCATCAGGAAAAACAGCTTTGTCATAGCCAGGAACATGCGGCATAATTCGAACAGTGGACTTCGTTTGCATGATGCTGCGATATTCTTTCTGCAGGGCTTGAAACTTCGATGTATTGCCTCGTTTCATCCTTCGGAAAGCCCCAATTGTTTTCGGAGCATCTTTTCCCAGCACCATTTTGTAATTTGCATATTGCTTTTTCTCGGCATTCGCTTGACGCCTTATAGCTTGCTCATGCTCATATGCGTATCGCTGAGCAGCGGAGCGAACGTCCTTATCTGGTTTGAAGTTATTCCATTTGTTCAATTCAGCTTGAATTTCATCGTCTGTATGAAAATCATCCAGGAAAGGCGCCACAGTATGCCTACAGTTTGGGTGGTAAGGCGGCAGTGGTCCATCTGGAAATCGTTTATCACTTCCATCTGGGCAAAATACCTTGCCACCATAACCGGCGCACACATGGCACGTTGGCTGGTGTTCGTCGACCTTCACCAGTGTCACGCCATTTTCTAAATACCGGTTAACCGCCCCGGTTGTATTCGCTGTCCTCATCTTCGTTCTGACAACCGTCTGTGAATAGAAATCCAATGGCAGACGCTTATTGTCACTTGTAACAAACGATGTCAGCCCATTATCTGCAAATGATTTAGCAACCCTTGTTTGAATAACCTTGCGTGGATCGCCAACGATTAAGCCATTTGCAATATCCTTCTTAATTGCATCAAGAACACCATTTATACTGGCTCTCGCGCTCTTCTGTGCCGTCCGAATTGCAGCATTCAAGTCCATCATCGTATCTTCAACGATGTTCTGCACCGCTTCAAGATGCATAGTGGATTGAAATTCTTTCCGCACCTTGCCATCTTTCGTCATCGCAGATGCTTTCTTTATCTCAAGCCCCGCTGCGATAAGCAACTTCGTTCCCTCATCTACACCGCCAAAATACTCCTTTAGAATCTGCTCCGGAATGACATCAGCAACCGTAGCTTTCAACCTGTCCAGCGTTTTCAGTATCGAGTTAATGAGATCAAGAGCATTCGCATCATTCTGCAAATCATCGACTGAACTGACTTGAGACAGGATATCTTGAACAACGAATGAGAAGTAATCGATTAGCTTGTCAGGAGACATTAGGCATCACTCCACAGGTTCATAGGTTTTCTCAAAGATATCCGGTTTGCACGGGTAGAATTCACCGTTAACTCCTTTGATGATGTAATCTCCATTATCCGCACGATGATTTCCTTCAAGGGTAGGGATAATTAAACTTACCTGAGCGCCGTCTTCCGTCATAATTCCTTTGTCACAATGCACTAATTGAAGATCGCTTGGTCCCCATGCACGCTTGATGAATTTCTGAACCTCTAAAAAATTTTCTTTTGTGAACTGAACAGCTTCAACAATGACTGGCTTTTTGCGATATTTAGGCATCATTCATCATCCCCTTCCTCTTTGATTGACTTCCCATCCTCGTCACGATTATCTAAATAGTTACTGAGGTTCGCTCTGCCTTGGCTAAGTGATGTGCTATCGTCACTCTGTTTCTCAGCTTCAATACGTTGTACTTCCTGATTAATCCAATCTTCCGAAGAATCCGGATTAATTGTCCGCACAAGCGTTTCAAGCGACGACCCGCCGCCGGTGTGTGCCGCAACGCCTTGCGTGATTAGTTCGCTCTTCGTGATCGGGAACATCTCTTTGGTCGCAACTTCCGGCTGTTCAATTTGCACCGCTGAGTCTTCCTGATTGGCAAGCCACAAACAGTTCTCAAAGAGTTGCTTAAGGAAGTAAACATACTCATTTCTCAGCCGCTCAGCCTTGCACAGAGACACAAACAAGTCATAATACTTGGCAATGCCCGACTGTGCTTGTGTCGTTTCAGAAAACAAGTCCAGTGCCTTTTCGGAGGTCTGCGTCTCAGCGAGCATCTGTCGTTCAAGGTCTTTTACCCACGCGACATCACCAATCATTGACGTATCAACCTGAATAACTTCCAATGCTTTTCCGTTCTCGTCGAACGTAGTTATTTCCAAATCTCGGTGATCAATCTTGCTTTCATCACCGTAGCGATCAAATGCCTTATCTTGTAGCGCATGCATGACCTCTTTAGAGACAGCCAGTCTTGGTTTTCCATTGCGTTCATACACAATGGCATTTCGAGTAAGTGACCAGTTAATTTCATCCTGCTTGCCTTCCTGACCCTTCAAACAGCTGACTCCCAGTGGATGCATGAACGTCTTATCGTTCGGCCAGTACACAATAAATGGACGGTTGCGCCCCGGATAGAAGGTCTCCAACTCGTCCATCTCAAGAAGTTCCATTGCTGTATCATCGTCTACTGGCTCAAGCTGTCCGGCAATTGCTTGTGAGTAGTTTCCAATGCCACTCGAATCAAATCCTCCGGCCGCTTTCTTTTCGTCGCGCGCGCTTAGTTCGTCAATCTTGTACAGCATATTCGAAGCAAGCAGCCCATCTTCTTCAACACGCTCGCGGTAGATGTGTAAATAGAAGTCCTCGCCAATCTTTCGCTGATAGGCTAGGTCTGCGCCCAAGCCGTCCTCATGCGGAAAGTAGACATCGCGCTGCTTGGTTTCAATCCTAAGCCCGCGCTCGTCATTCCACACAACGCCGACCAGTCCACCATCAACCTGTTGCTGTACGATATTCGACCAGTGCTCCATCTGTAAGCCGCTGTTCTTTTCGATTTGCTGAATGAGTTCCTGCTGCAGATCATCAATCTCACTGTTCCCTGCATCGTGTGGCGCTTCTAGTTGCTCGTCCGTCTCTTTGTTCACCGCATCGTTTTGTTCCTCGCTCGAGTGGATTGAGGACGAGATTTTGCCGATCGAACGAGACACGAGCATCGCAGGAATCTCCGGAATCAACTTCGATATGTTTGCTATGATGTACGGCGTTTGAACGTTTTGCGCATAGTGACGACCATGCATGATCTGATCGGTGATCTCGCCCTTGTCGATTAGGTTCTTCGCTCGAGGGAACAGGTCAGCGTGTTTGCCCTCATACAGATCACGATAGAACCACACGTGACCGTGAAACTGCTCAATGACACCTTCTGACCACTCTGTCCAGTTGATTGCTGGCATTTGATTACCTCCTTTCGTGAGAAATGGCATTTGTTAGTTTTAATCATTTGAAATCTCGTATGAAAATGAATATCTAAGCTGAATATCGAGGAAAGATCCCTTCTCATTAACTGAGTGCTTTGAGAAACGAATTCCGTCAAAGGTTTTCTGTGCCTGATCTATCGCCCTTTCATATCCATCAAGTTGTTTTTCAAATTTCTCTATCTCGCGCTTCATAGATTGAATCTTGTCGAAAGTTTCATTGGCTTCATCAGTTAGTTTGTCAAGTTCGCTAAAAACAACATTTTTCAATTCGTATTGTCTTGGCAAAAGTAATTCCTTCTTTCGTGCAAAATAAAAACGCTTATTCAACGTTCGTTTCTCTCGCCACAGTCACAAGAGCATTTGATATAAGGTCAACCGCTTGTTCTTCAGCTTCATCATCTCTTTCAACATGAAGTGGAGCAAAATGTAAATGCAAGAGTTCATGAACAAGACACCATTCCATGTCCTGAGGGAATGCCGCACATGCATCATAATCGACTGAATCAACAATACGAATGACCGCCATTTTCTTTAGCAGATTGTAATTGCATTCGCCTTGGCTATCAAACTCCATATCGCGTTTCCTGGTTATTTTTAAATCAATCAGCCAATCCTGTAGCCGCAATCGCTTCTGCCAGTAATCCAACTTCTCCTTGAGCTGATCCGCAGTCAAAATAACTTCTTGCAATGCAATCTCCTCCAAACAAAAACGGCACCATCACTTGGCACCGCACTTTTCGAGATATTCTTTTTTCAACTTATCCATGAGCATTTCAATCGTTCCAGGTACTTTGACATTCTGCCCGGCAACATTCTTGATGTACTTGCCATCCAAAGCTTGATATTCAGCTTCAAGCGCATGAACTTTATCCAGTTCAAATGGCCGCCGCTTATATGCATTCTGAATTCGAAGCAGTAACGACTTTCTCCGCTCCTGCATCTTCTTAACTTCCTTGTCCATCACGTAAGCCACATACTCACGCTTGCAATGGGGACAGCGGAAATAGCCGACAATGAACTTATCAGTCTTCCGCGTCTTGTGCTTGATCTCAAAATCTTTATGGCACTTATCACAAGTGGCTTTCATGCAATCACCATCCCGATCTGCTGCTGATCAGCGAATCACCTTTCAAGTTGCTAACCTCGTAATCATCCAAAGCGTACCATATACTAGACAGCGTATGAGGATCGATGTTGAATTCGTCCTCAATGATCTCTCCGTTTTTGTTCTTCTTGAAGGTTAGGTTCTTCAGCTCGTGAATTGTATTCACACATTGATCAGAGCAAATGATTTGCTTGAATCGCTTAACCTTTTTCGTATACTGATTGCGCGACCCTTGAAACTTCTTGGCACCTTCCATAATAAAGCCGTTCTGATTGTAATACTTAATCGTTTTCGGCTCAGCCGGATCCGCTTTGATTCGCCAACGGTTCTTCTTAAACTCGATAATATCTTTGGCTGTATAATCATCCGTTTGATGATTCTTATAATACTCCCAAAAGATATAGAGAATCTTCTCATCCTTATCAACAACCATACGGAGCAGCGCGTTGAATGACTCTTCAAAACCGAAGTCCATGCCGTTTCGTTTCAAAGGTCGCCTAATGCGTTCAATCGCATCCATGACCTGCTGATGCTTTTCCACTTTGAATTGTGGCAGCACGCGAATACCATTAATGCCAAAGTGTCCCTGCCGCGCGATCCGGTATAAATCAGGATCATACTCCTTCAACTCATCCAGCTGGCTAATGTAATCCTCTGGTAAAAATAGATTATCGTCAGCCGTCGAATGGTGGTAATACGTATTATTTCGAACAATCGTCCTCTCGCGATAAAGATCATCATCGTTTAGAATCATCCGATCGCTCTGCTCATCCATGAAGAAATGCTTATAGCACCAATTATCTGTTGAGACAGGATTGGTTGACAGAATCATATGCAGCTTCAACGTTGGGTGACGAAGCCGCCCAAGTAATTCCTTGAAACCGTCATACTTAACTTCGGAACACTCTTCGACCCATACAATCGAAACATTGTTGATTGATTTCAACTTTGCAGGCTTGTCCATCCCTTTGAAGATGATCTTTGAGCCGTTTGGAAAGCGGATCTGCATTGGCGACGTAACACAGCGTATTTTATGATCCAATCCCATATCTGTAATGATTTCTTCAAGCAAGGAATAGGTTGAGTCGCGGTGTGTGTCGTAAACCTCTCGAACTACCAGTGCTGTTCGCTTTTCTGTCAGTAACTTTAAAATCAGTTTCAGAGCAATATGATAACTCTTACTGCTGCCGTATCCACCAACAAGAAAATAGAATTTGCTGTTCCAATCAAATAAAAAGTCCTCGAAGTGAGGATTAACTGGTTTTTTAACCTTGAGAGCCGTTGCCATCAGTGATCACCCTCCCGAGTAATCGTGATTTCAATCGGACCGTCATTCTGATTGTCTTTGCTCATGTCGTGATTGATCTTGTCGATATTCGCTTGCATGAGTTCGAGTTTCTTCTTGCGCTCGTCTTCCTCGTTTGCAATGGCCAAGAACTGCTTGATGAGCGACCTCAATTCCCCCATTGCCCGGCTTTGAGCATTTAAAAAGTTCGCCTGTTTATCCCAAGCGAACTGTAATTCATATTCTGCTTCAACCGGTACTGGTTTTGAACCAAGCTCAGGGAAGTAATCAACTTTTCCCTTTTTGAGCTCTTTCGTGAGTTCATCCTTGTTCTCGACGAACATAATCTTCTGTGCCCGAATAATTGCCGTGTACTGAATCATGATTTGGTCCCACAAAAGGTCAGCAGGCTCAGCAGTATTGATCTCCTGCATGATCTCAACAGATTCAGCAGGCAGATACTTAGAGAAGAAACCAAACTTAGTCGCATTCTGATTCGCTGGTGGTGCTCCATGCCCCTTAGCATTTTGGTTACCAATCGGTGCGCCTTTTGTGTGCACCCTTTCTTTTTTGTGTGCACCCTTTTCTCGAATCCACTTGTAGCGCTTCTTCCACGACTTAACAGTGTTCAGAGACACGCCATATTTCTCGGCTATGTCCTTGTACTTCATGCCGTTTTGATAATCACGGTAAGCCTTGTCTTTGTTGTCATCCACTCACGACACCTCACCTCCTGGTTGTTTGTTTTGGGCAAAAGAAAAAGCACCTCGGTGGGTGCTTATCTATTCAAATGGTTTCAATTTTTGAAAGAACTCATCCACTCGTCCTTTGGAAATATCTCCCTTTTCCGCCAAAAAGTCTATAAACATTCCTTTTGGGTGTTTTGCTTTAATCTTTTTTGTGTATTCTCCAACAAGACAAGCACGAATATTCTCTTCTTTTACAATCCGCAAACGAATCGGATCATTATTTGTTTCAATCATGCGCTCTAAGTAATCTTTAGCTTCGAAGATATTCATTCGCTGTCATCTTCAATCTGTTTAAATTCAAACTTGGTGACATTTTCCAAATTAATCAGCCGCTGTTGTATATATAAATATTTATTTCTTTTATGAGTGGCTGAAAAAATGGTAAGCCGAACAGATTCATCTACATCCATTGATTCCTTTTCACCATTTACATAATGAATTGTAAGAGCGATTGTTTTAGGAAGGGTCTTTCGATCCTTCTCAAGTTGTTCTAGCAAAGAATCAATTTTATTGAACAGCGCTTCTGCATCCATTTTCATCATCTCACTTGTTTTGATTAAGACTACTTTAACACAAGCAAGAACGTGTATTCTATATTTAGCAAAATGAAAATTCCCTGAAAAAATGCTTTTCTACACTGACTCAATAAGAATAATCCACGTTCATCGAATGACTATATTTAATATAATTACATAATAAAAAGCAAAAAAATGCCAGCATAATTAAGCAATTTCGCAAATATACTCTCCCTAAGAGCAACCACTCTATTAATACAATTATAAACAGGGAGTGTTTTATCTATGAAGAAATTGTTCAAAATTAAACTGGCATTCTTTCACTTCTGTTTGGAACTATTCGTTTTGTTTCTTCTGATCCTCATGGTCGTTTGTGTCACGGCCATTTTCTTACATCTCATTAAATACTGATCAAATTGAAAATTGCAATACATCTGTTCAAGAAAGCGGGGATTAATTTCCCTGCTTTTTTGTTTTATTTAATTTAATTGTATTCATGAAAGCAGAAAAAATGATAATTAATATATAATTTACTAATTCACTAAATCCATTTTTTATAACGATATATTTAATCATAAAATTGCTTCAATACTTATAGACACCGCGAGGTGTGCGACGTCTGGTCGTTCGTCCGAAGAGCTTTGTCCTATCCGACCCACCGTCCACGTTACCATATTATCACAGATTTTCAACGAAAAAGTTCCCTCTTGGTTCCTTACTTAGTTTATTATATATTGTTTGGTTTCGGATAAAGAGTGCTGCGAACGTGATCAACCGCTTTTTTTCCATTTCGCATACTTATTTTCTTAATCCATCCGTAGCTGTACCCAAGCTTATCGGATATCTCAGCAAGTGTCAGCCCCTGAAGCCGCCAATAAGCAACCAGATAATCCAGCCCTTCAAACTCACTCATACATTTTTCCATCTTTGCTTTAAGCTGCTCTTTCTCACCCATCACTTTTCTAAGTATAATTAGTTTTTTATCAAGTTTCTGAATGTGTTCATATGCACGATCGAATGGCATCAGTGTGAAATTGTGGCTTACACGTTCCTCATCGTAGTTCGCCGCGCCGATCATTCCGCGCTGCTGCGTGCACATTTTCCAGTAATATTTGCGCTCACTTTCTAGCTGGCTAATACGCATGTTAAGAAGATCTATCTCACGGCACAAATCTCGATATTCGGTTATCGGCAGTAAATCAGTTGACATCTTACCGCCCCTTCCTTCTGACAGCGTGATTGTGCCGCTCAAATATCGGTTGATCCATTCCCATCAAGTTCTCAATCGTCCGCCTTGACAGCTTTTCGGAACGATAACCTGGTTTTCGTGAACGATTGCCCTCAATATTGGTTTGTTTTCTACTTTTTTCGGAACGATTCATGGCGCGCCTCCTCTGTGATCAAATCATCATGTAGCCGAGCATTGTTCGTTTCAGCTGTTTCAGCGTCTCTATTTCGGATTGTGCTTGGTCTTGTTCCGTATCAATAAAATCCAGCATCTTGGCAACAGCCTTTTGCGTTTCATAATTGTGTAATTCAATCGGGAAATTGCCTACTTCACTTTCTTGAACATTTATCCCGGTCGCATATTTAGCCATGAATCGACTCACATTTTTTTGCAGAACGATGTTGAAATATTTCGGATCAATACCGGCTTGCGGAATAATCGCCACATCCTTAGTTGCTACTTCCCCCGGCGCTTCTAAGTAGCCGATTTGCCCTCTGCTCGCAGATATTTGAAGCGTCGACGTTCCCCGGGGATAAATGTGTCCTTGTTTCGCACGACCGTATTCCGCGACGTCTTCCAAGTGCACGCATTCAAACGTGTTGAAATCAATCATAATAAGCTCAGCTGCTCCCCTCTGGTCACGTCTTTACGCTTTCTCGATTTCTTATTTGGATTCACACGATCAGAAAAGAATGAAGCAAATCGTTTTATTTCAGAGTCTGCATATGGATTTGTCCCAACCAGTTCGTTCATCATGACCGACAACTCTTGGCTGTGATGAGCAATCTGGGCGTCAATCTCTTTCATTTCAGCCATAATCTGGTCCAATGGAACAACCGGCTCTGGCTCAAACGTATCCACGTAACGTGGGATGTTCAGATTGAATTCATTCCCTTTTATTTCCCCTAACGTAGCGATGTGGCTGAATTTATCTACTTCCTTTCGGGTTCGATAAACGTCCAGTATTTTGTCGATGTGCTGCTGCTCAATCACATTGTTTTTTGCTTTCTTCGTGCACTCCTTACTGGCATCAATAAACAAAATAGTTTTATCAGCACGGTTTTTCTTTAAAACTAGAACTACTGTGGGTATATCCGTGCTGAAGAACGCCTTTTCCGGCAGCCCTATCACCGCGTCTAAGAGGTTTAACTCTATCAGCTTAATTCTGATCGTTTGCTCTGCTGAACCTCGAAATAGCACGCCATGTGGCAAAATAATCGCCATTGTGCCGTTATCGTCCAGCTGGTGCAATCCTTCAAGTAAAAACGCATAATCTGACTTTGATTTAGGTGCTAACGCTCCGAACGTTTTGAATCGTGGTTGATCTATATAACTTTTATCTGGTTTCCACGGTAATGAATATGGCGGATTCATGATGACCGTTTGAGCTTTAAAATCGCCAACAGAATCTATTAACTCAATTTCGCTGAACCGGTCTGATTTAGTTAGCCGGTAAGTCGCCTTGAAGTTTCTTGTCAGCGAATCACCATGACGGACGACGGCGTTCATGTTGTGGACTGCTAAATTAAACAGCAGGAACGGCAACGCCCTGTCCGAAAATTCTTCACAATAGAAACTGGCATTTTTGTTTTCTGCCCAGCGTTTTATGGTCAGTCCTCCGGTTCCTGCGCATATATCAGCATTAGAAACGGTCGATCCGAGTAATGAACTTGTCAAAGTCACGATTCCATCCGGTGTGAAGTCTTGTTTTTTATTTTTCCGGTCGGATTGCTCTGCTTGGAAATATTCCGTGAACCAGTCGAAGGATAGGTCTTGTTCTTCGGTCAGAAATGCTTCAAACAGGTCGTTTCGTCGTTGCTCATCATGCATAATCTCAGATAGCTTATACGAAGCCTGAAAACTTTCGCTTATGCCCATCAGCTCATTTATTTTCTGTATCGTTAACATGCGCTCGCCCCCTTTTGAGCAAATAAAAAGAGGACGCAGAAACAACGGCGTTTAACCGTTACTTCGCGTCCTCCAGTTGACTGGTAGAACTTAAATTCACGTGTTTTATTTAAATAATTTGTTCGATAAGTTTTTTAAAGGATCTGATCTTCCTTTGTAAACAATATTATCTATTGATTGAGAATCCATTTTCCCATACAAGTTTTTGTAAATGATTTTAATTTTCCCCTCAATAGGAAATTTGCTTTTTTCTGCGCCTATTTTTATTTCATGAGAGAGGCTGTCTTCTCCATGAACTATAAAAGATTCCAATACCGCCGTTACCCCTTCATTTCCTTCCCACTCCGCTTTCCTCGGATGATAAATTTGACTGCCTTTTTGCTTTACTCTTAAAACAAATCCGTTATCCGAATAAGTGACGCCACTAACATAGAGCATAGGTTTTACTGCGGAATGCTTTTCTTTTTCCGCTTGCACAACCTGTTTTTCCATTCTCAAGGAGCTCTGCTTGTTCAAACGTGCCGTATACCATGCAGCTGATGCAGCGGCTATTGTTCCTATCGCAGCCAAACATTGAAAAATGGGAACAATTGTGTCCCAATTAAATATCATTCCCCAGTTCAAAACTCCTCCCCCTCGTCCCACTTTACACGCTTCACCTTGCCCTGGTGCGTCACAATGATCGTCTCACCGTGTTCCGGTAGCTTGGTCATTCTCGCCTTGCCGTCACACACCACAATGGCAAATGCTTCCTTATTGTCCATTATATCAATATTTAACTGCATTGAGCGCGGATCTATCTTCATTTCTTTTAATCTCACGGTAATCCCTCCGATATGGTAAAATGAGGTATCGGATATTCGGGAGAGATCCCGATTTTTTTATTGCATCCATGGTTTATTTATTGACCATTGTGGCGACTATTTCCAAGTTGTGTCGTACTGCGAATCAAGCTGTTAAAAACCAGTGCTTGTTTCCGGTAGTTAAGTTATAAGGAATTTCTTCATCTGTTTCTTCGTTATAATCCTCTATCCAAGGATTTGAATTAACAGATGTTTGATTCCAGCAAACTGCAATCATTTCATCATTTTTTAAAATCTCTTTCTCAATAATTTCGCACTGCTCAACTAATGAACTATTAGGAAATTGTTTGTCATACTCCCTAAAAGCAGCCAAGAGTATTGGCAATTCTTCTTTTTTTGCTACAACATTATCAAAAGTAGATTTAAGCACGACGTTTTCAAATTCAAGCAGCTTACCCGTATCAGCCATTTTCCAAAGTTTTTCAAATCCACCGAACATGCCGCCTCGAATGCCATATTTCTCACACAGCTTAGTCCATACATGCATTCCTCCACGCCACGAATTTTCCGTTTCGTCTATAAAGGTAACTTCGCCATTTGATTTGACGCCATAAATTTCTGTACAACTCATCTTTAACATCTCCCTATATTTTCTTCGTGTTTGCTGTCTACTCTGCCACAGCCCACTTGTATTTCTTCACGCACAATTCCGGCATGTTCGCACGAACCAACGCTTCCACGAATTGTGGTGGAACCGCATTTCCACAACGCGCAACCTGTTTGCTTTTCGGATACGTTTTGCCCTCAAAGTCGTGATCGATAATGTATTCGTGCGGAAATCCCTGTGCATCAAATAACTCGCGCGGTTGCAACATCCTCATGCCTACGTCAATGATTTTATATGGCTCTCCATAAATCTGAACAAGTCCGAAACGATCATGCGATGTCACGGTCCCTAATGGATCAGTCATGGCTTGCCCAACACTCTGACCATAATATTTGACTAGAAACGCTTGAACCGCTCCGATATGCTGTGCTCTAGCCGTTATAGTTGGCATTGGCTGTCGAACATCCGAACCAATTCCCGTTTTATAAAACTTTGTGAGGAACGCACAGGTTAACGCATATCGGTTTGACGTGTCCACCGTGAGCAACGGGCGATCCAATGTTTGACCGCGAGCTTCATAATCGTAACTGTGATATTGGCTGATAAACGATGCCATCACTCGATCATCTTTCACGATATAAGGGTTTGGATTATTAGCAATAAATTTCTCAATCCCTTTTGCGATCCGAATCATCGTATTCTCAACCAATGGCTTTCTGCGCTTAAAAATACTTTTGCACGGTACCGACCAATCTATGACCTCTGCCGCTGTTCTCCACGGCTTTTTCAATCCTACCTGAACAGTTAATTCTCGCGGATCTGCATGCGTAGATTCTGGCCATGTTATCGGTTTTCCGTCACGTCTAGCGACTAGGAAAAAACGTTTCCTGCTGGTTGGCGCTCCATAGTCGCAAGCTCTCAACTCTCTATAATCAACTTGATAACCAAGTGATTTCAGTGACTTCACAAACGACTTGAATGTCATACCTTTCTTTGACGGATCGGGAACCCATTGATTTTTTGAGTTGAGCATCAATGGTCCCCATGTCTTAAATTCCTCAACATTTTCGAGCATGATCACTCTTGGCCTTACCGATATTGCCCATTTGATCGCGATCCACGCCAATCCGCGGATATTTTTGCTAACTGGCTTTCCACCTTTAGCTTTGCTGAAGTGCTTGCAGTCCGGAGATAGCCAGCACAATCCAACCGGCCGACCCTCGCACGCCTTTTCGGGATCAACGTCCCAAACCGATTCGCAATAATGCTTAGTTTCTGGATGATTGGCTTTGTGCATCGCTATGGCATCGGGATCGTGATTGATCGCAATATCTACGTTCAGCCCTGTTGCGAGTTCAATTCCTGTCGATGCTCCACCACCACCGGCGAAGTTGTCGACAATAATTTCTCTGAATATATCAAGCTGCTTAATTGGCAATCTGCTAATCTCCTTTCTCTGCTATAATGAATCCATATCAATGTCACAGGAGTCTGTTATGTTTAAAGAAATCGCTGGTGGAATAATCATCTGTACATGGGGCCTCATTGCCATTATCAAACCAGAATGGACAATGAAACTCAGCATCGTCTTCTCACATTTCAAACCAAATGTAGTAACTAAAACTTTATATCGAATCGCTGGTGTGGCTTTACCGATATTCTACTTTCTTGGTATTAGTGGAAAATAGAATTTGCTTCACCATTTCTTCTCCTTCACCGGTTCCCATCCATCGCGCAAACGAGCATTTAGATCATGCCTTTGCAGCTGCTCGTACAGCCAAACCTTCTGCCGCTCCGCATCCGCGCGTCTCAGCACGACTGCAGGGCGATTATTTTGCTTGTCCAACGTCTGCTTTAGGTATTCCAAGCGATCTTCTGTCACCCGTGCCACGCTCCCCTCAGCGCAATTGGCTGCTTATTATCGCCGTAGTCCTTGCAATGCTGTCCAGGCTTTCCATATTTCCGCTGCACCTCATCCAGCTCTGCTTTCGAGAGAAAGTAATGCTTAACCGGGCTACTAGCTAATACCTTGCGCGGCTTCGGTGGTCGTGGTGGGCGTTTCTCACCTTTCTTGTTGTTCACTGCTTCCTCAACCGTCCATTTCTGATAGTGGATTCGTTGCAGAACATTAGCTTGGCTCAGGTCGTTCTGCTCCATCTTTTCAAGCAATTCACCACTTATTTCATGACCGTCAACCGTGAAGGGTTTAAGCATTGGGATCGCCTTCTTCTAGCCAATCCGCAACGTCAGGATGCTCTTTGGCGATTATTTCAACAGCATTTCTTATCCCCCTGGCCATGCCTTGATAATAAGAATCTGATGTATCGCTTTGCTTATATTTTTCATAAACACTTTTCAGCCCGTCCCTCGGCGACATCGGATTGACGATCTTCTTGCCGCTTCTTTTAGCAGCAAGCCAATCAGCTACTTCCTCAAAAGTTGGGTAATCTTTATCCTTTTCGATGGCTGATTTTATAGCCCATGTTCCATATGCTTCATTCAACGCTCTAAGCTGATTCTCACTAACAGATGTTTTTAACACATATTGTTCACTCATCGCTCTTACTCCCTTCGATAATTTTCAGCGCTGCCTTGCATATGGCTAGTGGGGCTGTCGATTCCGTTTGCACAATCAGTCCGTTATTTGTTTTAAAAACAGCAGTCCATGTTCCGTTTTCCTGATTGCGGCTGATACTGTCCAGTCCAAAACGTTCCGAGACCTCCCAAGCGTCGCTCATATCAGTTGATGGCTCCCACAGATACCCTTCATTCTCCACTAGTTGTTTGTATCCCATCGCTTCGGCAAGCTTGCTGTCGATCACGGCGTTTTCATTCTTCGTCTTCTTTCTCTTAGGCTTGCTTTCCCTCGCACAATCCTCACAAAGCCGCGGATAGCCTGTTTCTTCACCATCGATCAGACAGCCGCATTGCTCACAGTAAAAACCGCTCAGCATCATTGCTGCGATTTCACCCATGTTGTTCACCATCCTGTTCAACGACATCATCCGGAAGCACGTATCTGAGAGTAGATTGATTTGTTGCAACGAGAATCGTATTTGCAAACTTTTGGTCAACCACCTCACTGTGAACAGAATCTGTTTCGTATGCCCCTAGGGTTTGTTCATCAAATCCCATATCCGGAAATGATTCTAATTGCCTGCTTAGCAGCACTTTTCTCTTCCCGCAAATGACACCTTTTTCATTTTTCTCTTGCCGAGAGCGGACGATCTGCGTTAATCCTTCGCCATCATCTTTTTCGGGATCAAACCATGCCACCGACTGGCGAACAAGGTGTGCCTTGATTATTACTTGTTGACCAACTTTCATGATTCAGTTCCCCCTCACACCAGTCCGAATACTACATAGCCCTGTTTCTGCTCATAATCTGTTACAAATCCGACCTGCTTTGTGATCTGAAATCCCGTGTATTTTTCGCCTGCCCATTCACGCAGCACCACAGTGTCGCCTTCCTGGTAATGCCGATCGTTATTCCGGATCTCGAAAGGCTTTCTGCCTTCCGCAACCGCCTTGAAGTACTCAGGAAGGATCTTGATTTTGTGGATTGCCACTGCGTTCCCCTTCTTTCTGCAGCTGATCCTCTAGTTCGCAGCCCTTACAGTACGCGGCATACGTCGCTAGGCTGAGTAGAGCGATTGACGTGAGGATCAGTATTGCTAGTATTATCATGCTGTTACCCCTCTCAAATTGATTTCAGGTACTCGTCCAGATACTCAGCACGCCGTTTGACCTCTTTTGGGTCCTCTCGTGGCTTGTCCTGTTTTTGCTTGTGCATCCACTCAGGAACGACCTCTTGGTGCTGTTCCGAAGGTCCATCCCTTTGCTGTGATCGGGCGAATTGTTTGGATTCAGCTTTTGCCTGATCCAGTGTACGTATATTGCGCTGATACCATTTTTTTAATATTCCAAGCGCATAGTTAAACTGTTTCCCCGCTCTTAGCGCTATTTTCATAGCCTCAATCACAAGATCGCTAGACAAGGTATCGATCCAAGTGTCCATCTCTTGTGCAACTGCCGGAGCAAGAACGCCAAAGTTTTGTTGGTAAAACTCCGATGCTTCTTTTCGCTTGTCAATGTCTTGTTGGAATTTATCTGATTCATCAGAGCTGGCCACACCCACACCACCGTCTTTTTTCTCTTCTTGCTCTGGATACTGTTTCTGGTTCTGGTAGTGGTTCTGGTTCTTATTCTGGTTCTGGTAGTGGTTCTGGTGGGGGTTCGGTATAGATACAGGTTCTTCCTTGGTTTGTACCTGTATAGATACTGTATTGATAGGGTATCCATACAGTATGCATAGACGAACTACCTCGTTCCTGAACTCTATCGTTTTAACTTCTGACAGCTCGTTATCGACCCGTTTTGCAATCTTTGGAGAAGCGGCAGAATTGTATTTCAGCCAGTTAACCATGAAAATTTCTTGCTCATCACGGTTGTATTTGATGCGTCCATATTCTTCAAAACGGCTGATCATTCGATCGACTTTCTCCATATTCCAGCCAAGATCAAATGCCATAACGCGCCGATTGATGCGATATATGCCACATTGAGACGTCTTACCGTTCGTCATTAGGTAGATGTAGAAGTATTTATCTTCTGGTGTCATTTCGGCCACCAGTTCGTCTTGCCAAAAATTAATATCTATCTTTCGGAAGATAGCCATTTTATATCACCTTCTTTCAACCATTTAGAACGGCAGATCATCATCTGAAATATCAATAGGCTTGCTGTCACCCGCGAATGGATCATCAAAACTTGGCCCAGATCGCTGAGATTGGCTTGTGCCGGTGCTTCTGCTTCCACTGCTGTAATTGTCTTGGCTTGTTGATTGTCCACTAGAATGAGTCCCTTTCGGCTCCAAGAACTGCACTGAATCAGCAATCACTTCCGTCACATAAACCCGCCGGCCTTCGTTGTTTTCATAGTTGCGAGTTTGAATACGTCCATCGATACCGGCAAGGCTTCCTTTGCTGAGGAAGTTCGCCGCATTCTCTGCTTGTTTCCGCCACACGACAATGGGAATGAAGTCTGCTTCCTGCTCGCCGTTGGCACCTTTGAAATTTCGATTGACAGCTAACGTGAAGCTGCAGGTTGCATTTCCGTTCGGCGTATATCGTAATTCCGGATTCTTCGTTAGCCTTCCGACCAATACCACACGATTGATCATGTAACCTCTCCTTTCATGCGATGTAGACCGGCGTACCGGTGAGTTCCATAATTTCCTTCTTAAATAGCTCTGCGTTCGAATTGTTGTTGGATAAGTGGATCAACCAGACCCCTTTGACGCTTGATAAATCATTTGCCCTCAGGAAGTCTTTCACATGTTCCAGACTGAAATGTGATTTCAAAAGCCTGTTTTTAAGCACGCCTAGGACCTGTCCTGCTTCGATATTGTCGTTCAGGATATCTACTGAGTAGTTACACTCAATCATGATGTATGTAAGTCTCTGAAACTTGTATTTGATGTAGTAGGTATCCGTTGCGAATAATAGTTTTTCTCCGGACTGGTCCGCGATCAAAAAACCAAATGGTTCAGCCGCGTCATGCTCTGTATCGAATGGCAAAATCGTAAATGTTCCAATACTGAACGGTTCTTTTTCTCGGACAAGCTTCATATGGTGTCCTGAGAGACCCAATGCAGACGCTGTGCCAGCACTGGTGTAAATGTCTATTCCTGCCTTTAAAACGTCCGCAGCCGCCTTGCTGTGGTCGCCATGCTCATGTGAGATCAAGCATGCATCAACATCTGTCAGATGAAAGTTCAGTGCCTGCTGGATCCGTTTGATCTGTATGCCGCACTCTAGGAGCAAGGACGTTGTTCCGTCCCTTATGCGGTAGCAGTTACCGCTACTCCCGCTTGCTATGACTTGTATCTCCATTAGAACGGCGCCTTCTTTGACGCCTGCTCAAAGTCTCCTACGGGATCGTTCTCAACCGTCTGCGCTTTTTGCTTCTCAGCCTTTGATTCTTTCACAGGCTCAGGTTGCACATCGATGATTTCATGGTTCGCTTTCTTTTGAACTTCCCGATTAACCTCTTGAGTAATGTCCTTTCGTTCGCTCTCATCAGATTCTTCTTGCGTGTACATACTTCCCAACGTTCCGGGAAACGCCTCGCGCATAGCGTTCACAATGGCTGTCTTACGGATCATGTTCATCGGCATCTTATTCCAAGTTGCCTGACCTTTTGTAAACTCTGAAAGACTAATTTGTACCGTCGTCGGAACGTTCCGATCGTCGCGATGAACCTTTGCCCACCCGCCTATGAGTTTGTCAGTTGGAAGTTTAATAGCCCCTTCAATATTCACAAGCTCACCGCCACGTTCGACAATGATTCCCGCTTCAAGCCCTGAATAATGTTCATTCGCCTCAGCGCGCTTCATGAACGCTTCCTTCGAAGTAATAATCTGTGCCGGTGCTCCATTGAATTTAACGAGATAGGCTTCATTTAAAAATGGGTTGAGCTTTTGAAATTTGCAGAGATTCATAAACATGACGATCTCTTGCGATGTAACCTGCGCATCGCCACGAACCAAATATTGAGCAATCATGTTAGCAGTCAATTTTACCGTTTCGCCATTGGCCATATATTCAACTGGTTTTTCCATCAAATCTGTGCTCATTTATTTCTCCCCCTTATCCTTCATGAGCCATCTGATCATAAGCAGCGCACGGCTTATCAGCACAATACCAGTTAGTTTTTTCATCAACGAACTTAACCCATCTTCCAAATTGGAACTTGCTGTTTTGAAAAATAATTTTCCCTTTCTTCAACTCACTCAATGGTCTTTTTTCACGACAGTAAGCACATGTTTCCGTTTTCTCGTCATCCATCAGATAACCGCCTCCTCAACTGGTTTTTCTTCTTGCTCAACTCTCAGCTGCTTGTCCGTTTCTGAAACAATCAGACTGATGATCTGTGCATCGATATCGATCAGCTTCGTGACTGCTTCACGGTTATCGATGAAGATTGGAGCTGACAGCCCGTAGAACTCGCTGAGTGTCTGAATAATATCAAGCCCGACATTGATACGAGCCGCATTGTTTAAAGCATTGAACGGAACACCTTGATATGTGGCTTCGCAGATTTCGTTCAAACCACCATTGACCTGATCCTCGAATAACTTGAAACGTGCCAACTTGAAGTGGCTATTAATGCGTTCCTCGAGCATGCTGACCTTAGCCCGCATAAACTGTTCAATCAGATCTGCTTCATACTTTAAACGTTCGTTTTCTTTGGCCAGTCGCTTCTCTTCGGCAGTGAGTTCAGTGATTCGCAAATCATATTTGTGAACATCATCAAATCTGTTTATTTCACTTTCAACAGTTGCCAGCTGTTTTTTAAGGGCATGTTTCTTTTCGTTTTGCTTATCAACAGCCGCCTTAACCGACTGCTGTGATTCTTCAATTTCTTCCTCGAGCGAGAGTATTTTTTTTCGGTTTTCCTGGAATTCCGGAAGATCAAAAACGCTGCCGATACCAGCCTTTATTTCATCACGTTGTCGCTTCGCTTCCTCAGCGTTGCCTTTTAGTTCTTCAATCTTCTGATTAAGTTCGCTTGATCTTTCTTCAAGCGCCTTGTTTTCTTTTTGCAGCGATTCAGAGCGGTTTTTCAGGTCGATGCCTTTCTTCTGAATTGTTTCCATTTTTTCAGCGTGATGTAGATTAAATTCTTTTTTTGCGATCTCTTCCGCATCAGCTATTTGGTGCAGAGGAAGTTCTTGACCACAAGTCGGACATGTCGTCTCTCCATGAAATTCAAATGTTCTGCCTTCCTCTGCAAACCATTCATGGCGAGTATCCTCTCTGTTTGTTTCTAAACGATCAATCCTTTTCTTGTTGGTTACTATCTCATCATTCAGTAGTTCTAGTTGGTGGACACTACGATCGTGTTCGGATTTAAGATCGTAGTATTTTTTATTTTTCTCGTCCGCCTTCTTCAGTTCATCTGATTGGAAATCATTACGGATTTGTTGCTGTTCTCCTTCGAGTTTCAGGATTTCTTTTCGCAACTTATCCGCTTCGCCACCAGTTCGAATATCACTTATCGTGTTGTCGATTTCGTCAATCTGTTTCTGCAGACTTTCTGCTGAATTTTCCAGTTGATCAAGCGATACCGATCCCATACTCTCGGCTTTCATTCTGTCGTTTTCCTTAATCTGAATAGGAATCTTTTCTGTTTCTTCTTTGATCAGTTTTTGCCGATTGCTGATGATTTTGACATAATCATCAGTGCTTCGACCGTTCAGAATATTAGGAAGCGCGGCCAATTCCTTTTTGCTACCAATGATCTCGTCATCCGTGTATCCTCCGCATACTTTGAGCAGCATTTTCCTTTGACCTCTCCATGGAACCTGTGCATTAAAGTAAAGCGGTGAAGTCATGGTTTTAAAGAGACTTTCAATCTCTTTTTTCTCCGCAGATTTTGCCTCCTTCATATCTTTCACACGAATCAGATCACGCACTGTTTCATCAAATTCCGATTTGCTTACCGGAACGTCATCCAAAAAATAATCAGCTGTATGACCACTGAATTCTTTTTGGGTATTTCCCTTCTTGGTCGTCCATTTTTCGTGGTAAACTTTCTTGAGCGACTTAGAGCTTCCGTTCACAGATAACTTGGCTTCAACAGAATGATCCAGATAGTGTAACTCGTTGCCTTCCGTATCCACTGTTTTCAGTTGAAAATCCTTCTTGTCCTGACTGTCCTTGTCGAACAACAGCCACGTGAATGCGTCAAAGATCGTTGTCTTGCCAGTCGCGTTATCGCCGAATATTTCCATGTTTGCGCCATTCGGTTCGAACTTGAATGATCGAACGCCTTTGAAGTTGCTCAATTCAAGGCTTTTTAACTCAATTCGCTTCATTTCTGCACCTCCATTTGTTTTTCACCGAATCCCCTGATAAAATAGAGGGGATGAAACATTTACAAGTAGTTTTCAATTAAGAGCGCCCTGCCCGGCGTTCTTTTTATATTGCTTGCGAAGTTCATTGAAGTGATGAAGTTGCTCCACCTCATCGAATCGAAATACTGGCGGCTTCAATAGATTTTCTGGACAATGGATTCTGCCACCCGCTTCGGATAACGCCTGTAGCGTTGGCTTAGTGAATGATTGCTCCGTACACATAACGTCGATGCTCATTCGTTTTCCTCCCCCCTTTTAACCTTGAAAAGATCTCCTGGCTGACAATCGAACTTCAAACACAAGTTAAGCAGTGTACGATACTGAATGCCTTGCGATTTTTCGTAATAGAGGGCAGTGAGTGTGGTCCTAGATATCCCTGTTTCTTTGCTCAATTCAGAGATTTTAGTTGGCTTTTTGGCCATTAACACTCGTAGACCTTCAGATGAAATGAAGTAGCCATTCAATTAATTTTTCACCCCCTCTCAGCCGTGGTAATAGATAGCCGCTTCCTCTACCGTCTTGAGATCAAATTCAAAGTACATCGCGCCAAGCAACTTTCGTTTCAGTTCCTCATCCAACCCGATCTTATCCGCGGCAAGCAGCATGTACCCAAGTGCCGCATCATTCGACCATTCAGCCATTCAACGCACCACGCTTTGCGATTGCCCGAAACTCAATCAGCTGCCGATAGAAAAAGCATTCTGCAACTGCCATGCCCTTGCGCTGCGCTTTCGCATGCAGGTCTTCCAATTCCGCAATCCGTTCCATGACTTCGTTCATTTCTTTTTCACCACGATTCTGACGATTTTCAAATGTTCCATCGTTGAGATAAATTGTTGCTCCGGTTTGTTGACCAGTGCGATCAGCTCGTCCATGCAGTTGCAAATTTCATCAATATTTGTGTCGGCGTCCTCCAATTCGCCAAGAGCGATTCTTAATTGCCATGCATGAAACATGCGCTCAATGCATTCGATACGTTCTTTAACCGCTGGCAAGTCATTTTCTGAGAAATGCTCTTTTAGTTCGTCCGTGAATAGATTCATTTGCTTTTCCCACCTTTCATCATCCGGAGAAAACCTCTTTGAATCAGACGAACTTGGCAGCCGGCCCAAATCTTCAACCATGAGATTCTATAAGCCTTGCAAACCTGTGCCATGTACTCATTCATCCAGGCAATGGCTTCCGAGGTTTCCTCAAGAGATCGCTTGATATCTTCTTTTTCAAAGTTCCCAATGAATGCTGGATTGACATCGAGCACCGCTTTCTGCATCGCCTCATAAGCTTCCTCTGTTTCCTTTATGGTTCGCGACTGGATTGCGGAGCACTGCCGGATAACCGCTGGACCGTCAAGCGCCGGCGCCCATCCTCCTGCCGTGTACTCACTGGCAATGCTTCGAGCAAAATCAGGATCATCAAATTTCTGCATTGCCCGCCTGGAAACGTCTTTAGGAATCCGTGCTCTTTCAGTTTCATAAGATGAAACGGATTCGCGAGAGACATTAAAATCTAAAGACAATTGTTGTTGGCTTTCTCTCCCTCGCATTCGTTTAAACTCCTTACCAACGCCCATATATTGATTCACTCCTTTTGCCTAAAATATCCAGTTTTCAAAGTACAATTAATACATAATCAATTGGCGATACTTTCCATTTCCTGATCATGTTTCCATTTATCAATCGACGATTTGGAAAAGCGAACGTTTCTACCGATACGCCAGTGTGGAATTTCTTTCTGCCGCGCCAGTTTATATATGGTGTACTTGGCACATCCGATATAATCGGCTGCTTCTTGGGCGGTCATGCGTTCTTCATCGTGCATGGATGGTTCGCCTCCTTTCAGCTATGTTTGAGTATTGCGATGGCCTGAACGATTTCTTTTGCATCTTCGGTGTAGCCGTCGTGCTCAATAATCTCGTTGGCTTGATTTACTAGATTGCCAATTAATCGTTTTTCTGGTGACTGAGAACTGAAAAATAGTGCCATATTGATATGACCATAATCGTCGTTAATCTCTTGTTTCATTTTTGATCCGCCTCCTTTCAGTTAAAAAATTAAGCAACACGACGTGGAACAAATGCATCGACATACCGGATGGCATCTTGAAGCTCTTTTCTGAGAATATCCTTGTAACTAGCAACGCCGAATCGGTCTTTGAGTTCGCGGTAGATCTCGTGAAACATTTTGGATCGTCGCTGACTGTCTGACTCTTCCAGTTGATAAACGCGGTGAGCGACTGCCTTCTGTAACCGACGCTGTTCGCCGTGATCAAGAGTGATCTGTGTTTCAACTTTTTCATCGAGATCCATGAGTTTCTGAGAGTGTTGCTGAGTGATCTTTTTCAGTTGATCCGTTTCCTCAGCAACCATTGTTGAAAGCTTCATAGCGGCAATCAGTGATTGCTTTTCATTCAAAGGCTTAACATTTGAATACTGTCCCGTTTGTCTGATCTTTGGCAGCACCTCGTCAAAGACCCACGATTCAAACTTTTCAGCATCAGGGAGATGAGAATGAGTGATGAGACGGTAAAGATTGCCTTCCTTGATGAATTTTTTCTGCTGCTTCCGGCCGAGTGAATCAGTGATGTCGTGAAACACGACCCCATCTTCTTTGCAGTGTCGGGAGATTGCATCACGAGCATTTGCATATCCAAGCATTGTTGCAGATTCAGTTGCTCCAAAGTGCGGTTCGTTGTTGATTATGATCACTGGCAAATTTCCGAAAGCGTCGTTTGAAAAAACACTAATTTGATTCATTGTTTTTGCTCCTTTCCGTTCTTTGAAAATTTAATAGTTTTCTCCTTCGCCTCTGTTAAAATGGGAATGTCTGGGGAGACAAGTTCCGACGAAAAGAGGTGTTAAAAGTGAATGAAAAAGAGATTGCTAAGGAATTAGCACTTGCTGTTGCCAATAAAGTGATTGTCAAAAACGGTCCGGACTACTCAACTCGTGCAGCTGAAGAATTTAGTAAGATGTACAAAATCCTTTACACTGCAGTCCGTGACGCTGATAAAGACTAATTTTTTAGATGCGGTAATCAATGATGCTGTAGCTTTGGCGATCTCTGGGAGAATTGCTAATTCTTCTGAAGAGGCGCCGTTTTTTGTTTTGTCAGTAATCCAGTCACAAAGAGCATTGATCGTGTCTTGAGTTTTTTCAGTGTACGATCCTGACGTTCCTGGAACTTGTTCTGCCAACTAGATCACTTCCTTTTCTTTATCTTTCGTAGCGTTTTTCGCTACATCTTGATCAAAAAAATATTCTGATGGAACTTTGAAAAAAATCGCTAGTGCATGTAACTCATCTGCCGAAAACTTAACGTGTCCAAGTTCTTTTCTGTTATAGGAATAAACGCTTTTAAACCTTAACAGTTCAGCAAGTTCTTCTTGAGATAACTTTTTTTCTTTTCTCAAATCCTTTATTTTCTCAAGGTTTAGAACTGCCATTCCTTATCACCTCCGTAGCGTTTTTTGCAACTCCATATTCATATTATATATTGCATTATTCGCTACGTCAATACTGAATTAGCGTTTTTCGCTATTTATTTTTGCATTAAACGCAAAGATGATAAAATTAAGGGGATGATTTTTTATGGGGGTAATTCTATTGAAAAAAGCCCTTGGTGATCGATTAAAAGAGTTGAGAGAATCAAAAAGACTAAGCCAAAAAGAGGCCGCTTCGCGATTCGGTATAACGAATTTTCAACTTTCTCGATACGAGACAGGGAAAGCAAATCCAGATCCTGATTTAATAGCGAAATTTGCTGAGTATTACGAGGTGACATCGGATTATTTATTAGGCTTATCGGACATAAAAAATCCTGAAAAACGGTCGGAAAGCCGCTTCTTTTTCGATTTGGATGACGCTACTGAGGAAGACTTAGAAGATCTTGAACAAGTGTATAAAATGCTCCAACGCAGAAAACAAAAAAGACAAGATAAACACAACGAATGAAACCCACACCATGAAAAGACGCTCGCGGAGCGCCGATTTAGGTATGGGATTTTTATTATTATTGAGGTAGTACATATTTAATAGATAGATATTCATAGGGGGAATTTATATGTATGCATTTTGGGTCATTATTGAAATGGTTGCAGTTGTTGGTTTGATTCTCGGGCTTGTACTTTGGTTTTCAAAAAGATTCAAAGAGAATACGGATCTCAAAAAGAAAGGGCAATATTTAGCGATAGCTAGTGTTGTTGCTCTTTTCGCCTCGGGATTTATCATCACGGGTATTACCAACAGTCATGCACAGCAAACAAAAATTGATAACAAAGTTGTAACTTATAAGGCGCTGAATAAAGACATAGCAAAATTAAGCAAGAAAAAAGATAGCTTAACTGATGACTTGAACCAGCTGAGTTCCGATAAAACCTCGCTAAATAATCAAATCACAGATCTCCAAAATAAAAACAAAGATGTACTGACAGCGATTAAGAATAAGAAACAATTAAAGGATCAAGTAACCGAAGCAAAAGACAATTTAACCTCGGTAAAGAGCGATATTAGTGATGCTAAAGATCAATTAGATTCATTAAACGGTAAAATCGACACAGCAAAAACTGCTCTTGCTCAAGCTAAGGGCGAAGTCACTAAAGCAAAAAGCGCGCCAAAGACTTTAGGAGCAGGCAAATATACAGTTGGAAACGATATTAAAGCTGGTCGTTATAAAGTAACTCCTGTAGGCAGAGGAAGTAACTTTTTTGTATTCGGCGGTGGCGACGAAACAGATGTTATTGTCAATACGATTTTAGGAAGCGATGGGGAACCATCATATACATTTGAAACATCCTATGGTGATGTAATTCAAACAGAAGCCACGGTTAAATTGACACCACTACAGTAAATATTTTTTCGTTCGGTTGTTACTCCATTTGGGGTTACATATATAAAAATTTTTTGGGGGGATTTTTTTAATGAAAGCTTCATTAAAGAATAGTGCAGGAGTTATTAAACAAGTAAAAGTTGGGTTTTCGTGGACTACATTCTTCTTTGGATTGTTCCCAGCTCTATTTAGAGGAGATTTAAAATGGTTCTTTATTATGCTGATCGCTGAAATTGCTCTAGGTTCATTTACATTTGGATTAGGAGCTTCCATTGTTGGCATCGTTTTCTCATTTATTTATAACAAAATCTATATTAAAGAGTTGCTTGATAAAAATTGGCGACCTGCAAGCAAAACGGATGAAGATATTCTTCGTCAAAAAGGCATTTACGGTGAAGCCTCTTCCGCATCTTCAAATTAATCACATGGAATCTTTATTATCATTTATTAAAGTCGCTTACGCGGCTTTTCATACATAATTCGTTTCAAGTAGGACGTGAAAATCATGGGTTTTCGTTTTCGCAAGAGTATTAAAATAGCACCGGGTGTCAAATTCAATGTTCATAAGAGACGATTGATGTAATTAGAAATAGCCCCGAATGTGGGCATACATATCACAGAAGCAGTATTGGCTTAGTGAAGGAGATACGTTCAAAACTGGGTAATGGAAATCAAAGAGATAAAAATATCAACTATCTAAGATAGGGAGAAGTCATTTATGTTAGAACAAGTTTATGTAAAGAAGTTTCGAAAGCTCGAGAATTTAGATTTTAAAATCGCTTCAAGACTTACTTTAATATCTGGAGTAAATGGTATCGGAAAATCAACATTATTAGGCATTATTGCAAATGGTTCTGGGACGAAAACATTTAAAACTTTAAATAACGAATTGTTTCATCCTGATTTTAGAAACTACTTTATTTTAAACAAAAACGAACACAGAGATGCAAGAAAATCAAATGACTATTACGAAGTTGTTCTCAAATATTTATATGCTAGTAATGATGTTTTCAAACGAGTTAGAACCTCTCATCCTAATCAACAGAAACTAAAATTAGTCCCTAGAACGGTCGATAATCAAAACAAGGAATCCGATCAAAATACAGAATTTATTGAAAAAAGCACTGGAATAACAGGCTCTGGAAGAATACCATTACCAACTTACTATTTGAGTTTAAGCCGGCTTTATCCATTTGGAGAGACAAACATTACCGATGCTAATATTAAAAAAGTTGGGCAGAGAAAAAATATAAATGATCAAGAGGCACTTGTAAATAAATACATTGAGATGTACAACAAAGTGCTGCCTAGATCAATCGATCTGCAAAACACAGATCTGTATGACACATTAAAGCCGAATATTAATACTTCAAATTTTTATATAGAGCTTAATTCATCAAGTATCATCACTCAGTCAGTCGGACAGGATTCGTTAAGTGGAATAATAAATTCTCTGTTGAATTTTTATAACATCAAAGATGAGCAAAATTATAAGGGGGGTATTCTTTGTATTGATGAAATAGATGTATCGTTACATCCCGATGCTCAACTACGTTTATTAAGGCTTCTAAAAGAATGCGCTGAAGAATTAAATCTGCAAGTAATTTTCACAAGCCATTCATTAACCATAATTCAAGAAATGATTAAGCTATCAACTAGAGACGAAAAAAAATATTCTATTTTATACTTAAAAAACAATTCCAGGCCTTATTTATCCACACAAAATTTATTTTCGCAAATAAAAGCAGATTTATATTCTAAAACACAATATTCAGCTCCAAAAGTTAAGGTTTATCTTGAAGATGATGAAGCCCGATTCGTAATGTTTCAATTAATCAATGATTACTTAAAAAAATATCCAATAACACACAATCCACTGTTAAACTGCGAAATCATATCTTCTCAAATCGGATGTAAGACCTTACTTCAATTGCCCGAAAAAGACAGTTATTTTAAAAGCATAATAATTGTATTGGATGGAGATGCAAAATATAAAAACAAGCTTAAACTAAGCGAATACCTTGATTCGGATCCTCAGGGCTTGCATCCAATTTCTAATATTCCCAAAAATATCATTTGCTTACCTGATGATTTTAGCCCAGAAGAAATAGTTTTTAGAGCACTTTTTAGGTTGGCCAACAATGAAAATGACTACAGCGATTTCTGGGATTTTGTAGAAAGTAATGAAACATTGGGAAACTATTATCCTCAAGTCATACTAAATGAATTAGAAGATATGATAAATTCAAATCACATTGATAGAGTTTTTTTAAAGGATTGGTTCAAAACGCATAAGTCTTTTTTTGATCAATCTCAAATATATCCATACTATTTTAATCGCGTTAAAAAAACTAATACGGATGAGTTTTGTCAAAAACTTATTACTTTAATCAAGTTAAAATTGACACAACTTCAAAGTAGAAGCTTCTGATTCATCGAACATTATGAGATAATATATACATGATGAGGTGATAAATTTGCCATTCACGCTTTCGCCGTTAAGATATCCCGGTGGGAAAACCGGTATTTACAAATATATAAAAGAATTGGTTCATGTTAATGACGTTAGAACATACATCGAACCATTTGCTGGTGGATCTGGTGTGGCCCTTTCTCTCCTCTTAAACGGTGATGTTGACGAGATTATCATAAACGACATTGATCCATCAATATATTCTTTTTGGTATTCAGTTAAACATTTCTCTAGTGAATTAATTGCATCAATTGAAGAATGCGATATCACAATGACGGAATGGGAAAAGCAAAAAGAAATTCAGATGAATCAAAATGCCGGAAACCCATTAGAACTAGGCTTCTCCACTTTATTTTTGAACAGAACAAATCGATCTGGAATCATTAAAGGTGGAGTCATTGGAGGAAAAGACCAAACAGGTAAATATAAATTGGACTGTCGTTTTACTAAAGCTACAACCATAAAAAAGATTAGAGCAATATCGGCAGTTAGCGATCAAATTAGAATAACAAATTTAGATGCACAAGATTTTATTGAACAAGAAATTGTAGGTCGTTTGGACAGCTTAACCTTCTTTGATCCGCCCTATTTTAATAAAGGTCCTGCATTGTATACCAACTTTTATTGTAATACTGATCATCTAAACTTGGCCAAAAGGATACGAGAAGAACTAGCTGAATATAAATGGATCGTTACGTACGATCATTGTCCTGAAATTAAAGAAATGTACAGAGGATTGCAGTCAATAAATTATTACCTCACCTACTCAGCCCAAAGAAAGCGTCGAGGTATGGAATACATGTTTTTTTCTGATTGTATAAATCAAGGAGATTATCAGGAGTTTCTTCAACTAGAACGAGCACTAGAATCAATTAACTAAAGCATTTATTTTCATGCCCTCTTTACGGGCTTTTCTTTTTGCTTTATAATGCGAACATACGTTCCTTATATTTAACGAGGTGATTCCATGGATTTTCTCTATACACCAACACCATTTGAACGGTGGGTGTCTGATACGCTGATAAACGCAGGTATCCTTAACCCTTCCGACATCTGTGCAGAAAAGATTTGCAACGCATTTGGCATCGAATACGCTGCACATTTCGGGATCGCTGGATCAAAAACAACGGACGATACTTCTTATATTGTTACAGATAAACGATTGCAGCGCCCCGAACAACATGAGCAATTCATGCATGAGCTTGGTCACGTTCTCCGCCATTATGGTGATCAAACCAATATGCCTGACATGTTCCGCAAGTACCAGGAATGCGACGCTGAAGTGTTTGCTATGTATGCGTCCATCCCCTTCCATATGATTGACTTCAGCCGTCCTCATTCATATCAGAGCATGGCTGATGAATTCAACGTAACACCAACACTGGCATTAAAACGTATCGAGAATATCACACAGAAAATCATTTGGGAGCAAAGGCAGCAACAATTGATTTGTGAGCCGAAAACTGCACCCTACGATCTCTCTCAAAAGTCCACTGAAACACAACGAATCATGAATCAATTGGCAGCTCAAGTTGCAGAGAAAGGTGAGCACTTTGAGATCAAGAGTTTATTATGACAGCGACTATGAGGGAAATCTCTATCCACTTTGGTACACGCTTGAGGGCTCAATTGACTGGGAACAACCCACCTTCTATTTTCCTGTCTCTACACCATTTGAACGAGTAGACAGTATTTCCTTTGATGACGGAATCATTGGTTGCTCTGTGCTCGCTCAGGAACTCATAGTACATCAAAATAAGCCAAATCAATTAGGTATCGACCTTGAGGCTGTCAGAAGCCGAATCAGTGAAAATATTAAGCCGTATAATGTCGAACGGTTGATTATTCAGATCGCAAACATCGAAGAAACGTTGAAGGTCGGCAAAGAACTATTCGAATGGTGTTAGCTTACCTTTTCGATCATGATTCGGCTCAAGTTTTACCGCCGGTATTCCCACAGCCTTTTACAATAGGAATTATTTGCAAGGAGCGATTAAAATGTCATACGTTGAATCACGAGGCAAAGGAAAATATCGCCTAAACGTTACAATTGGAACAGATGAAAAAGGATATGCCATTCGTGAGCGAAAAACAGTCCAAGCTAAAAACATTACAGAAGCGCGTAAAATGTTGTCAGTTTTTGAAGCGGAAGTAAACTCTGGGCATTATCTCAAGCCAACAGATATTACATTAAAGCAATTCCATCCTAAGTGGGTTGAATATATCAAAGGTGTACAAACACCGGCAACGAGAGCAAGTAATGAGCAAATAATGGACAACCGTATACTTCCTAAATACGGTCATGTGAAGCTTTCAACGCTCAAACCAATGCACATTTTTAACTTCGTGAATGATCTCAAAAAAGACGGTCGCCGGTTAGATGGCAAAAAAGGGAAACTCAGCGCATCGACGATACGGAATTGCTATAAAACTTTTCACAGTGTTTTGCAAAGTGCTGTTGATTTAGGCGTGATTAAAGAAAATCCAGCTGATAGTGTAAAGGCACCAAAGTTAGGAAAAAGCAAAACGGATGTTTATACAAAAGAAGAAACAGCACTCATGATCGAGCAATTAGATCATGTACCATTCAGATGGAAATTACTGATTATCCTCGCCTTCACTGTAGGCGCACGTGAGGGCGAGATTGCTGCTCTGGAATGGAAACACATCGACACAAAGAATCAGACGATACGTATTGAACAATCGCTTTCAGATGAATTTGGGCTTCATCTGAAAGATACAACAAAAACAGATCGTGACCGAATGGTAAAAATTCCGACCGCACTTTCTGATCTCTTAGACCAATATCATAAACAAAAAACAAAAGATAAAAATATCGTTCCTTACACATTTGAAGACGACATGGAACATCTATTTATTTTTTCAAATCTCGAAGGAAAACCAATTCGACCAGACAGTATCTCTCAATGGTGGCGAAGATTTACAAATAAATATAAATTACGTCATATCCGTTTTCACGACCTTCGACACACATCAGCGACGTTCCTTATTAACGAGAATGTTCAATCAAAAATTATCAGTGGGCGACTAGGCCACTCAAATATTCAAACAACCATGAATGTCTATGGGCACTTCCTTGAGGAAGCCGATGAAGGTGCCGTTGAATATTTTGATAAGTTTCTTGAAAAGAAGAAAGAAACGCAGGAAAAGCAATCATGA